ACTTCTCCGTCAAAGTAGCGGTTGGGGTGTATTCCTTGCGCAATATCTCTAAATGCACGGAAGCCGCACCCTAATGCCTCACAAGTCTTTTCTATTGTTGGATATATCAATTCCAGAGTTTGTCCCAGTACTTGTTGGGTAATCTTCATTACTGGTGTTCCTCCCCACTTTGCGGGCAAGATAGGCATTTCCTGCCAACCAGTGTTCCACCACTCCCTAAGCAACTTGTTGTGTTCGGGGGTGCCTGCACCTACTACCCCTCGCCGCAAACAATGTTCCCAAGTTGCCTGCGTAATCGGAGCCTTAAACTTGCTAAAAGCCTCTACAATATCTTCTACCCATTCAATGCTTTTGCTGTTCTCCATTCGCACTGGGAACAGCCATTTGCTTTCTATCTTTTCCACTTATGTTTCTCCTTGTTTTACTATAAAAAAACGGCAAGAAGTTGGCTAAGCTCCTTGCCGCAAAACTATTGACGCAACACAACAAGAAACTCTTGTAACTTGCTTCATTCTCCGTGTCCGCCATTCGGTTTGTATGGACTATGCTCCTCATCATTCTCTCTTTGCCTTTGGAACATTTCCTTTTTTCTATAAATATTATAACACAGTTTTGGTTTTTTGTCAAATCTCGCCGCAAACAGTCAGCAGTACGGCAGTCGTTTTACTGCTCAACATGGTTTAAAAAATATAATTTTCTGTCGTCACAAAATGCTATTGCGATGTTTAGCTACTGCTTCTGCTATGGTTAAAGAGCGTCTTTCTGTGTCGAGTGACTGACGACTATCTTTATCTTTATCGCTTTCCGTCAGTTGTCCAAATGTTAACGATTTCGTTAACGAAGATGTCGGACATTCGTCAGTTAACTTTTCGTCATTTTTTTGACGAAATCCGTCACTTTCCGTTAACGGATTAACTTTCTCCCTAACTTCTTGGTCTTGAAAAGGATTTAACCAATCTTCATCAGCAAAACCCATTTTTTTAATGTGATCTAAAACAGTTGTTCTTTTTCCTTCAACAAACTTAACAATGGCTGCTTTTGTTTTAAAAGTATAACCTCTTATTGCTTCTTGAATTCGTTCATCTAAATCTAAATCTAAATTACCTTTTCCGCCATTTGAACCCATTTGTCTTTTTTCTTGAACGCTATCCATTACTTTCATATCACCATTCATTAACAACTGCACAAACAAATCATTTCCCTCGTAAATTATTCCATCAATAGCATAATTTCTTATTGCATTTATATATTCGTATGCTGCTTGTGCTTGACCTTGTTCCATTAGCATATTAAAGTTATCGAGCATTGAGAAGAAAAAGAACACTCCTTTTGGTTCGTTCATATTGTTTCTCTCCTATTTTGTTTCTATAAATATTATAACGCAATTTCGTTAAAAAGTCAACTGTTGGTTAACGAAAACATAAATTAGTTAACGAAAAAATTTTTAGTTAACGGATTTGACGAAATCCGTCAATTTTACTTTCAACTTTTCTTAAAAACAAAAGAGGACATTAGTCCTCTTCTGTAAATCTTCCTGCTGCTTCAAGCATTTTAGCTCTTTTGAGTTCTCTTGCTTCTCTTGCTTTACGGTCTCTTGCAATCTTATCTGCCTTTTTCTTTTCGGCTTCTTCTGCTTTTTTCTGCTTTTCAAGCAAGTGCAAATCATAGTCTTCGCTTTCATCGGCAGCATTATATTCCAAGCCCTTGATGGTAAATTTCATCTCAATAGAAATTGCTCCACTTCCAATATCATTGGTAATTCCGTCCGCAACGCTTCCATTGGGCAATTCCAAAATAACTCCATCTTTTGTAAGATAGGGAATTATTCCATTCTCTTTTGAGGCAGGAAATGCTTCCATACAATCTTCAAACAGTGCTTCCTTGAGCTGAGCAGTTAACTTATTGCGGAAAGTTTGCTGAATTTGTTCTCCACGAGTAGTATTAGAAATAGGAATATCAAGACCCATAATTTCCTGCAACATTTTTTCGACAAGTGTAAGTTTCATTTTCTATTTTCCTTTCATCCATTTTCTATAAATATTATATCATAAATTGCGACAAAAATCAAATTTATGCGCTTGTCAAATTTACGCCAAAGCCAAAATAAAAGAAGCAGGGATTTCCTGCTTCTGGTTGGTTTTTATTATATGGACTCTGCCAATTCTTCAAAGGTCATCTGGTCAGGGTCTCCGGCTTCTGCTTCAGGATGAAGTAGCTTATCGCATGCTTCACACATAAAACCGTTTCCGTCTTCGTCCATGTACTGCTCTTCATCACGAGTCATTTCTTTGCCACACTGTTCGCAGTAATCATCAAACTGTTCAATGGGCGTCTGAAATACGTTTATATCGGAAAGCATTTCATTCACATAGTCTTCGGAAATATTCATATCTATTGCATTGGATTCTGCACAGTCAGCAAATGAACCAGCAAGATCTACGAAATCATGCATTGCATCCTTTGCCTCCTGCATGTCGGCAACAGCTGCGATAAGAGCCTGCTTGCGCTTGTTGGCTTCTGCGTAGATTGCGATGCGGGTTTCGTCGATGAGAGGGAGAAGTGCGGCGAGTGCTTCTTTAAGCTTGGTAAGAATAGTAGTCATAGGTAGTTTGTCCTTTCTTTAATTAAAATGTGTGATGTAGTGGAATATAAGAAGAGAGGGACACTAATGTCCCTCTCGCTACTGGGGAAGAAAGGACTCTTAGTCCTCGATGGTGGAACCAGTTACGGTCTCGTCATTTGCCTCAATCTCAGCAAAGATATCAGGAAGCTCTACCTCTGCGGTAGGTGCCTTAGTCTTCTTCTTAGACTTTGCAGTCTTTACAGCAGGATCGCGGTCAGATACAGTGAACGCAAGGTGAGTGAAAATGGTCTTACCGGTTCCTGCGTCCTGTGCTACTGCGATGGAGAGACCACCATCTGCATTTACTACGGACTCAAGACCAGCCACCTCGAAAGCCTGAGCGATCTTCGCAATGACCGAATCCTTAATGTGCTTTCTTGCCTTTGCGGATACATTGCCCTTCTCGTTGGTGAATTGAATAGTAGTCATAAGATACCTCTTTCTCCGACACTTGGCAGTCGGCGCCTATATAATTTTTTAATGAACAAAGTAAGTTTGCTTTTCTCTTTCTTACATATATATTATAGCATAAATTTTGTGAAAAAGCAAGTTTGCGATTGGTCGCATTTTTAAATTTCGTGATTTGCGCGAATGAGCAAGTCAACAACTTCGGAGTCGATGTAGCGGTAAGTTTCCGCATACTCGTCCCAATAGAACCAGCCGGTGTCTTCATCATCAAACCAGCTGTCAAAGTCGTGGTCATCCCAATTTTCGTCGGGGTTAGTACGCATCATAGCCTTGAAATAGGCACCTGCGCCATCACCTACAAGATGCACTACACGAGCCTCAGAGGTGTCGGTAGTACGCTCCTTTTCCCAGCTCCACATATTCACGCAAGACAGAACCTCATTCTCGTGTATTTCTGCTTCGTGTGCATCGCGGAACACCTTGCCGTCAAGGGTTTCGTAGATAGTTTTCATTATTCTTTTTCCTTTCCTCTTTTCTATAATAATTATATCATAGATTGCGGGAAAAAGCAAATGTGCGGCTGAATGTATTTTTGGCTTTGTGTAGATTGTTTGCGGCGAAAAATGCTGTCGAGCACAAATTTGAATTTTAAAGTCAATTTTGCGCCAGAGCATCCTTGCCCGCAAACAACAGGTTGGAAAAAGAGAAGCCATAACCTTTAAAAAGCGTCCAAAAAATCACCAAAATAACGGCAATTTATGATGGAAATTCTCTGTTCTGAACAAGTATCCAACAAAAATTTTCCGCATGCAATTTGGTAGCAATTTCTTCTCTCTTGTTTTCCTGCTTCTGTACTAATATTATATCACAGTTTGCGGCGAAAAGCAAGAAAACGTGTGGGCCTGTTTTTCTGCTGCTCCTGCTTTTGACAAATAAAATCAAATTTACGCCCGTCGCCGCAACAAAAAAAAGAGAGGGAACTAGCCCTCTCTTGCTGCTGCTACTGCTTATTTTATATTTTTACGTACAACAGGCAAACATATGAACGCCGGTATAATTACCATACACACTGCGTGCCAGTAACCAATAGGCATAGCTATAGTCAGCGCTGCAACTATTGCATAGTTCCACAACAGCATAAAAACAGCTGCGCAACCAAAGATGCAACCTGCTAAAACTATTAGACAGATTACAATGCCTAGTATGCATATCCATAGACTCTGCTCTTCAAACCACTCTTTCAGATTTTTCACTCTCTTGCTTCCCCTTTCGTAATAATTATATCCAGATCTACATATTCATTATTTTATCACCTACTGCGGCGATGCGTAAATATTCCAGAAATGCTTGTAATTTTTTCTTGTTTTTCCTCTTTTTCTATAAATATTATATCATAAATCGTATAAAAATTCAAATTTTTGCAGCTTCTTGTAGCTGCTTTTTCGTGGATTTGAATAATTATGTCAAATTTGTGCTGCTGCTTATGGGCAAAGGACAGGTGGTGCTGCTGCTGCTTATAGCTGCTTATTACCGGTGGTTTATTACTCGGGAGGCATGTAACGGTAATGGGATATCCGGTGTACAGCTGTGGAAGGGAGGTGTTGCTTCTGATTGAAAAGTTTACAATTTGTTAATAAAATAGACTTGATTTGTTCAAATTTGCGGCCCGGGCGCATGTTAGCCCGGGCACGATTTCTGCCATGGATTATCTTTTGTATTTTGATAAAAGAAAAAGGACGATTTACTCGTCCTCTTCTACTTCAATGGCGGAAAAATATTCTTCTTGGTAGGTTTCAATTGCTTTGTCATATAGTTCCATTTGTCCCTCTTGGGTTAAATGTTGCCACAACCAATGAAAATCAAAATCGTCTAACGCCTCGTTCAAGTTATCCCACGTGATATGTTCCGCCGCGACATCTCTGACATCTTCTTCGTCATATTCAGAGCCGTCTATTAGATGTTCATATTTTGTTACTATCATTAGTCAAATACCACCTCTTTCACAAAATATACCGCACCTTCCCAACCATAATGGTGATGGGAGTTATAGTCAAGCGGTGTTGTTTCGGGGTCAATGCCATAGTTAGGGGCGAGGCTATTAACCTTGTTGATTGCTCCCATTTCAGAGCCACAGACCATTACCAAACCGTGGCACTCTTCATAAACAAGATATACATACATCATTTTCGTTCTCCCTTCTTTAATAAGCATTGCAGAGGATAAGGTTGCCGTCCTCGTATTCAAGGTCGAAGCCGTCCGTGAGATTGCCGCTTGCTCTCTCAATTTTAAGTTCGGTATCTTTGGGTAAGGTTTCAAGATATTCAATAAGGTCTTTGACGGTATAATGGCAAGTCATTTTGATGTTCTCCTCTCTCTTACTTACATACATATTATACCACATAATCAGTAAAAAGTCAATAGTCAAAATGCACAAACTTTTCACACCGCGCGAACTGATTTTTGTGCAAAATGACGAATGCCCGGGCAGAACTTTTGCCACAAATTAAATGCCGAAAAGGACGATTACTCGTCCTCTCCGCTATACTGACCTATCTCTAACCGCAAAGTTTCACGAATGTTGGTAAGTACCTCTTCACCGAAAACATTGATATCAAACTCACAATCCTCGCCCTCTTCATTGACAAACTCCATTGATACCAACTTTACAAAGTCATAGTGCGCCATAGTGTCAATGAATTGACCTACCGCCTCGTATAAGAGCAATGCGGCATTTCGTCTGCGTTGTTTATCTCTTCGTTTTGCTTCGTTTACCCATGCCGTATGAAAATCGGCAAGTTCTTCATCTGTGAGAGTGGTTAAGTCAAATTCTTTTTCAATCATTTTCTTTTCTCCCTTTTCCTTTGTGTATATATTATATCATAAACAAGTCAATTTGTCAATAGTTTTTTCAAAATTTATTTATGAATTTTTTATGAACGCGGCCCGGGCCGGCTTGTTAAATTTTTAACAATCTTCCGCAAAAGAAAAGAGGGACTATGCCCCCTTTTCCGCCTTTGCTTTGGCTTTGGCTTTGCGGTCTGCCTCGTCTTTGGCGATTTTCTTCGCCTTTGCCTCTTCTTTGGCTTTGGCTTTCGCCTCTTTTTCGGCTCTGTCTACCTCGTATGCCTCTGCACTGTCCTGTGCGTTGTATTCAAGATTTTTAACAGTAAAGCCGATTTCAAGGCTTATTGCACCGCTACCGTTTACATTGGTGATAGTGTCTTTTACACTCTCGTTAGGAATCTCGAGAATAATTCCGTCTGCGGTGAGGTATGCTACGATATCTTCGGGGTTGGTAGAGGTGGGGAAAATCTCTTTAAGGTCTGCAAAAAGAGCCTCACGCAGTACCGCACCGATTTTATTTCGCATAGTCTGGTGGATAGCCTCGCCATTCTTGGTCTGACTTACCTTAACGGTAGTACCTTTAAGGGCATTGAGGGCGGTGTTGGTGTTAATAAAGTTGGGCATAGTTGTTACCTCTCTTTCTCTTTCTTACATACTTATTATACCACATAATTGGGTAAAAGTCAATATGGCATATTGCACAAATTTTTGTAAGTTTTGGGCGGTGTTTTTGTGCAAGGTGCACAAACGCCCGGGCGCTGTCCGCCATTGGCGGACCACTTACCAAAGCAGTCCGTCAACCGAGGGCATTCTCTTTATACATTCAAGATAAATTTCCGTTTCAATTTCCACATCTTCAAGCCCCGTATGGCTTTCAACAAAATCGGTGTTGTTGGTGAGAAAGCGGTAAATTATTTCGGCAGTAAAGCGAGGTTTGTTATAGGTGGTGAGGTAATTATTTTCTTCGCAAAAAGCAATATAATTTTCGTCTTTACCAAATACCTCTCTTGACATTTTGAGAGTGCAAACAAATTTCGTGCCATAAGGGAAAAAGTATCTGTATTTAGAGTAGGTGAGGTATCTTTGCGTAGTGGCGGTTGAACAGTAGTCAAAGCGAGCATTATGGGCAATTACGGTATCAATGTTATATTGTGCCATTACCTCTCTGACTATTGCTTTAATGGTTGACCATTTGCGGAGCATTCTTTTTCCGCTTTTAATATCTTCCCAATATTGCGGTATCTTATCTGCAAAATAGGCGGAAGCCATAAGCGATTTGTCGCAAAAAATATCTGCTACAACATAGGAGTGCTTTTCAAGAATTTTTTGCTTGTCGGTGTCGAGGACGGAGAAGCCAAAATCGTAACAAAAAGGGCAATCAATTTCGTTGGTGGTTTCGGTGTCAAACATAATTACTATCATTGGAGTGGTTCCTTTCTTTCACTTACATATATATTATATCACAAACAAATGGAAAAGTCAATATGGCATATTGCACAAACATTTTTTAATTTCTTATTTGTTTATTGTGCAAAATGACGAACCGCCCGGGCGCTAGCCCCTCGTTTAGAGGGGTTTACTCTCACTTGCAAAATATTTTGCACCATACATATCCAAAATTTCTTTTACTACAAGGCTTTCCTTTTGGGTTGCACAGTAGCAATTAAAAATTCCGTATTTGCCTGCAACTACATAGTTATGGGGTATGTGTGCTTCGTCAAGGTTATTATCCAAGCGAGTAATAGAGGTGCGGTCAACGGTTGCTTCAACTTTCCAAAGTTTATCTTTTCTTTTCTTCTGCTCAATAACTTTGACAACATACACACCGAGCAAGTTGGCAACACCTATAATTATTGCTTTCCAAAACAGACCAAGTCCGTCTGCGTTCATATATACCACCACGATGGTATATAAACCATAGGCAAGTGCATTAACACCTGCTGCCGCCCAAGCACTGCACTTGATAGTAGCAATAGACTTGACAGTTTGGATAATTACATTGACAATATTAAGCACGATAAATACGGCAAGGAAACCGCTCAAAGAAAATTCAAACCAATTCATTTTGTTTACCTCGTTTCTTCCTTTTTACATTCTTATTATATCATATAATAAACCAAAAGTCAATATGGCAATATACACAAACTTTTTACAATCCGCGCCTTATATGTTGTGCAGTATGCACAATGCGCCCGGGCGAGTTAGCATATGCTAACTCACTCTTCGTATGCGTCATCAATTCTTTCGGTACTGAAATCGCTTTCAACGGAATTTTTGTATAAATTGATTTCTCCTACTGAATAGAGTTCCCCAACGGCAACCGCCAACTCAACATCATTTTCTTCGGCAAATGCCTTTACCTTTTCTTCGTCCTCTGCGGTGAGTTCGCAAGTATATAAGACTTCTGCGGTAACTTCTACTGTAATCATTTTTTATTCTCCTTTATAAAATTTTGTATAAGTAATACAACGGAAGCAAGATAAACTTTAACACGAGCAATGGAACAAAGAACACGGCACACAACACACCGACAACTAACCTTGTTATTAAGTTATACTTTGCCAAAAACTTAAAATCTCGCCTTGTGATTTTGATACCGTGTTTTCTCCATAAGTGCCATATGAAACCGATTGTCGCGTAATGCTTTGACTTACAAGTCTTACAGTATATCGGTTGAAATATATCTTTGATTGAGTTCCACATTGTTGCAAGTAATATAACAATCACCTCTCTTTCTTACATACTAATTATACCATAAAATAATGAGAAAGTCAAGTAGTAATATTGCACAAAGTTTTTATTTGTTTGACACTTCATTTTGTGCAAAACGATGAACCGCCCGGGCACGCCCTTGTTAAATATTTAACAATCTATTTTATGTAGAAAGCGCGAACCCAACTTTTTGAGTTCGCGCCTTGTTTGTTAGACCTCTATGGTTACATCGTGGAAATTGCCACTGATATCCATATTCACCCAATCGTAAATGCTCTCGCCAACTCCTGAACGAATGTCGGAAAGTACCCTTTCTCTCTCTGCATCGCTACCAGACAAAGCATCAAAGAGTTCTCTCTTGGTATAGTTACAGTCAATATAGTCATCAAGATGCTCGTCATAAGCATCGGCGTCCAGCATCACCTTGTCAACTCTCGCATCAATGCGTTCGTCAAGTTCCTGGACAGTGAGAATTTCCTTTTCTTCCCAATTTACCATAAGATTTACTTTCATTTTGTTTATCTCCTTTTTCCTTGTGTATATATTATATCACAAATAAAACGATTTGTCAATATCCAAATTGTAAACAATTTGTGAACGTCCGCCCGGGCGTGCCAACAAAAGTTGGCATTCCGTTAAATCCACGACAACACCTCGTTTGCTTCGTAGTTGATAACGACTTCGCTTTTGAGAATGTCAATATCTTCACCTTCTTCAAAGAATGTTAATTCTCCCCTCTCAATACCGTCTAATTGAACGGCATTAACCATATCATTATCATCGGTTTTCATATAAGTGAAACCTTTTGCGAAAAAGATTTCCCCTGTGCAAGCGTCATAAAATTTGGCGTGTCTTTTGCTTCTACTGATTTGCTGAAATTTCATATTATTATCCTTCTTTCTCTTGATGTATATATTATATCATAAAATAACTGACTTGTCAATACCTAAATTGTAAATAAATTATGAACGGCCCGGGCGCCGCGCCAACCAAACTTTACATTTGGTCGGCTTGGCGAGGGAGATTACTCTCCCTTTGCCTTCTTGCGAGCCGCATTGTCTTTCGCAATTTTCTTTGCCTTCTTTTCGGCAAGTTCCTTTGCTTTGGCTTCTTTTTCGGCAACCTTGACCTTGTGGCTTTCGCTTTCGTCTTGTGCATTGTATTCCAAGTTCTTAACCGTAAAGCCGAGTTCCACAGTGATTGCGCCACTGCCGTTCACATTGGAAATGCCGTCTTTGACGCTTTGGTTGGGAATTTCAAGCACAAGCCCGTCGTCCGTTACATAAGCCACGATGTCCTCTGCATTTTCCGAGTAGGGAAAAATCTGCAAGAAATCGTTGGCAAGTGCTTCACGGAGTTTCGCACCTATGCCGTTTCGTTGGGTTTGGTGGATACATTCTCCGTTCTTGGTGTCGGAGATTTTGACTTCAAGTTCCTTGATGTCGTTGAGTGCAAGAATGGTGTTTCCAAGCATCATATGTTCCTCTCTTTCCTTTGGTACTATAATTATATCACATTTTTCCGCATTTGTCAATATGGCAAGTTGCACAAAAATGCACTAATTTTTCGGGGAAAAGTGTACAAAGTGCACAAAGCGCCCGGGCCGCCAAGCCGTCATCTTCTGACGGCTCCGTAGTGGCGAACACCCCTTACGCATACACTGTCTATGTGTCGCATATGCATTAGGTTGCGGAGAGCATTTTCAAAAGCGGAGATGGTGATGTATGGCACTCCATCGCAATCACACGGAAATCTTGCATAGATTTCTTCTTTGGTGAGCATCATATCGTCAACCTCTCCAAGTACTCTTTCAACCTCGTAGTATGCATCAGTAGTTCTTTCGGCTTCTTTTCTTGAAATCATAGTTGTTACCTCTCTTTCTTACACCTATATTATATCACAAACAAACCGATTTGTCAAGGGGTTTTGGAAAATTTATTTTAAATAAATTTCTAAAGTTATCACATTGTCGGCAATACCCGATACACCAATACTCATTGACTCAATTTTTTCATTAAGAACATTTTCTGCACCGATTAACTGTGTGCGGTTATATTCGACTTGCTCGGCAAGACTAAATTGTGAGTTTCTCCAAAAGGAAGATACAAGACCTCTTTTATTATACACTACAACCTTATCAACATTATAAATAAGTGGCAACTCTTTAATTGTCATATTGTTTTCCTCTCTTTCTTACACTAATATTATATCGCATTTGTTTTGATTTGTCAATAGTTTTATAAAAGTTAACAATTTGTTCACAATTCCGGCCGCCCGGGCGCCGTCCGCCAATGGCGGACAGGTGTTTGTGAGAGGGAGATTACTCTCCCTCACCCTCGTCTACTGCCCCGAAAATGTCGGGGAGAGCGACCTCGTCTGCGACCTTTTTCTTGGTCTTGGTCTTGGTCTTTGCGGTCTTTTCCGCAGGGTTGTGTTGTGAAATCACAACCGAGATGTGTGCGTAAATGGGGTTACCGTTGGTCTTGTCAGTGCCGAGAGGGATAGACAAGCCCTTGTCTGCATTGACTATGGTTTCAAGGTTGCACTTGTCCATAGCCTTTGTGATAGCGGTCATAGTCTGCGACTTAAGACGCTCACGAACCTTTGCCGATACATTTCCGTTTTCGTTGATAAATGCGATAGTTGCCATATTTTTCTTCCTTTTCTCCGTTTGTTAATGGAGTGTCGGCTCTCCTTATTTACATTTATATTATATCACACTTTTGGTGATTTGTCAAGGGGTTTTTGAAAAGTTTTTCAAAAATTTTTTCGGCAGTCCCGACTTCATCAAACACGATTGCGCTTATGTGTGTCCTTCTCGGTTGCTTAACACCGCCCCTTGACATTTATATTATACCACAAAACTTATGGTTTGTCAAGAGGTTTTTGAAAAATTTTTCAAAAAATTTTTCGGCACCTTTATCAATGGAAGGCTTGCAAGTGGCGACCGTTTATACCCCTTCCCCTCTTGACACTAATATTATATCATATAATGAGTGAAAAGTCAATCGTCAAATTACACAAAAATAAAAAAGTTTTCGCCCCAAATATGTACAAAGTGCACAAAGCGCCCGGGCACGAGTTAGCATATGCTAACCGAGAAGAATGTGTTTGGCGCGAACCGATATAACTACCGATTCGCGCCTTGTCCTTTAAAAGTACATATCACACTCTGCCTTGAAGATTGCCTTACCCATTTCCATACTGGGATTGAAAATCTCAAACGACATCAAACGGTGATACATTATTTCGCCCGTCTGTTCACAAATGACGGTGATATTTGGAAATGCCAACTCAAGAGTGGTTACACACGCCATCGCACTTTCCAAATTGTCAATGCCCTTGAACTCGACATTCATTCCGCTTGTCTTATCGCACTTTGCTTCTACACTGTAAGTGGTTTCCATTTTGATTACCTCGTCTTTCTTTTTCTTACATATATATTATAACACATTCAATCGTCTTTGTCAATACCTTTTTTGTATTTTTTACGATTTTTTTCTTCTTTTTCTTTCTTGGTTGGTGTCTTGCGAGTGAAATATCCCTGCCAAGTTTTGCGATTTTTTCGCTCTTGTTTTTCTATATTCTTTTGCAACATATTCGTGTCCTCACTTTCTATATATTATATCACACCGAGAGGGAAAAGTCAACCCCTCAAATGTAAATAAATTATGAACGGCCGCCCGGGCCGGGACCGGCCGCCTTATTTGGCGGTCAGTCTTTTTAGTGTGCGGTCATAACAAATTCTTGCCCATTCAAACTTAATTTGTATTTCTTTTCCGTCAATGGTAATATCACCACTTTCGTAAAATCTTACACTGTCCTTGCCCCTGAACTCCATACCGTTGAGTTCCCATATTTTCTTTTCAAACATAACACCTTTGTTAAAGTGTTTGAGTTCGCCCTTGCCGTTGAGGTGTCCGTCATTGTCTATGAGGTCGGCAAGCTCGCATACATAGTAGGCTTTCGGCAGTAGCTCGGACAGGATAGCAGGTTCGGTGATTTTTACATACAAGCCATAGCCACCACCGTTGCTCTTGCTTTCCTTTTGTATTCTGGTGTATCTGCGAGGTATTTTATCAAGGTCTACCGCATACACCTTGTCGCCATCACGGAAGCCGATGATGTAACCCTCTGCGGCAGTGAATTGTTCGTATTGTTTTCTCATTCTATCAAGTCTATACATTGGTTGTATCCTCTCTTTCTTACAAGTATATTATATCACAAAAGCTTTGATTTGTCAAGCTCTTTTTTAAAAATTTTTTAAAATTTTCCCACTTGCTTGTTTGTGAAAAATTTAACAATCCCAGTCGGCCGCCCGGGCGCTAGCTCCTTTTTAGTGGAGCTTGGCAGCAATTTTATATTCACACTGCTTGCCGTGGGCGAATATCCATTTGCCCTTGCCATAACCATTAGCTATATTCCAACGTTCTATTTGGGTAACTCTGCGCTTTAAAGCATTGGAATGATTGGAAAAAAGTACTTCGTGAGTGACAAGATTGTAAGCCACGTGTTTCATAATAGACACCTCATTCTTTATTTCTGTATATATTATACCACAAAACTATTTGTTTGTCAAGTGTTTTTGCGAAAAAGCTGAAAAAATTTTCGGCAGCCCGGGCGGCCCGGCGCGACACCGGCCGCGCCAAGTCTTTATGGTGAAAGGGATGGGATTCGAACCCATACAGTGGACTAGTCCGTGCACTGACCTCGTCTGCCGCATCTTAGCAGGATGCCGCTCTACCCTTGAGCTACCCTCTCATATACCCTCGCTCCGTCCACACACTCTTTCAAGGGTTGAGTGTTGTCTTTGGTCTACTGATTTCTATACCGAGGGCTCGTCTTACAGAACAACTTGCGTTCCCACCTCTTATGGCTTTGCGAGTCTGCGGAGAGTGACCTCATTACCTCGGTTGTGAAAGGGAAGCCTTGCAAGGTGACTTCTCCCCTCTTGCACTCCGCTCTCACACTCTTGGTGACGGTGGTGCAAGTACAGTTTGTTGTCCTTCCCTCTTACACTTATATTATACCACACTTTCGTGGATTTGTCAAGGGGTTTTTGAAAAATTTTTCAAAAATTTTTTTCAAGTTCCGTTCACTACCCTGTTGCAACTTGGGTTTCCCTCGCCCCTTGACACTTATATTATACCACAAATCACTGAAAAAGTCAATCCTCTTCCTCAAAAATTTTGCACAAATTTATACTGCGTGCACCCCAACTTTTTGTGCAAGTTACCGGGTCGCGCCCGGACGCGCTCGTTAAATTTCAACAATGCAAAAGGGAGAGGGTTTACACCCTCTCCGCTAACCATTGAAGCATCGCCTTGCTTTCGCTTTTAAGCCTTAACTTTGTAGCACCACCGTTTTTTGCGCTCTCAGTTGTGATTGTAGCGAAAGCATTTACAAACTCAATATATAGTGCCTTTGTCATTATGTAGGCTATGCTCATATCCTTGACAACATAAGCAAAACGGCTTGCTTTGTCATTTGAGAGATATGCATTGATATCTGTGCCCTTGCAGACGCTTGCTCTCGCGCTCTTGATTTGAATGTCGTCGCAGTCGGCGCCGTCGGTGTGCTTAATGTTATCGGCTTTTGTAAGCTTGCCCGTGTAAGTGTAGCGGAAAACTCGCTCCGCCTCTTGTCCGTTATTTGCATAAAAACGGTCGATTTTTGCAAGTATTAATGTATCCATTTGAAAAGCTCCTTGATTTATTTTCTACCCTATTTTACCATATATTTTTATCTTTGTCAATACTTTCTATGTAGAAAAAAGAATAAATTTTTTGTACAATATGCACAAAAGCATCAAATATGAATAATGTTAAAATTTTAACAAACTTTAGGCAATATGCACAAAAGTATGCCCGGGTATGCTCTTTTTTTGTGCATAACGACGGGGGGGGAGTGTTAGACAAATATTACGAAATTATGAACAACCCGGGCCTGTTGTGGAAAAAAGATCGTATGAAACGAAAAATCCAATCTCAACATGTAACCAAAATCCAATTCCAACATTCTTAAATCCATTCTGCATTTCTATTTCCAAATTACCTATTCTCCAGAATTGACTTTTTGGGTAAAATGGAGTATAATATATATAAAGGAGATAGAAAGACTATGAGTATTTTAAAGATTGGAAAATGTGCCCTTTGTGGCAAACTAACCGAAATATTGCCTACAAATAATCCAATTAGTGGTAGCGCTTGCTTGGATTGTTTAGTAAAGCAAATTAACCCGAAAAATCTCGAACAGGCAAACTTTTTTTGCCGCACCTATAATATCCCCTTTAAGCCAGACAAATGGACCGAACTACAAGAGCGTTTAGGAAGCAACAAAACCATTTTTGCCGCCTACATGGAGTTATGGGCTGATGAAAATCCTGCTACCCCAGTAATGTGGGCAGAGGGACGTACCAAAGACCTGTGGACTGAAGTTAATGCGGAATGGGAGCGTTGTAATACGTTTGCGGAGCTGCTTGCAGGAATTGAACCAGTAAAGGAGCAATTCATGCGGCGAGCGAAAATAAAATGGGGCGGAGAATATTCCTTTGAGGAATATGTGCAATTGGATAGTCTATTGGTAAGCACATTGCGCGCCGGAGATATAACCAATCCCCTTCAAATTGATGCAATTAAAAAAGCAGCTAGAATTTCCATTCAGTTGGACCAAGCTATACTTGCGGGCGACGCAAAAGGAATTAAAGATTTGACGAGCGCATATAGTACATTTACTAAAACTGCGCAAATTGATGACGTAATTCAGAGTAGCAACAAAGACGTTATTTCGACGGTCAGCGACTTGGGAGATTATATCGAACAATGTGGCGGACAGTTTAAGTATTATGATGGCGTAGAAAGAGACGTAGTAGATAAAACTATTGCGGACTTTAAGGAATATATTAGGGTGCTTGTGCAAGACTGTACTGGGCTTGCGGCGACACTTGAAAGTATTTCTAAATCCTATGCGCAAAAGGTAGAAGAAAATGCAAATGAAGAAGCGTTTGCGGAAGTATCTTTGGAAGATTTGATTAATGACAACGCTATTGCGGCGAATCGCGACTTGGACGCACAGCTTGCGGCTGAGGACGTTGACTTGAGTGATTTGTTTGAAGATGCTGATTTTTCTACCAATAGTTCGAGTGAAGAAGATTATTTCTAATCCGGGGGAAGTATTATGGAAAATATCAATTTCTCTACTGCCCTGGAAGAGGCTACTTATCTTGAACCCGAAATTGATGCCTATATTTCCTTTTTGAATTCCTCTAATAGCGCGCAAGTTAAAATATTGCGCAAAGAACGAGTGAAGAACAATTTGGAACTATATACAAATGCACTAAACACCTTTTTAGTGTACCCAGATATTTTGGCAGATATAATGACGCCAAAAAATAGCAGATTTTCTATGTTTTTCGCGCAACGAATTGTGTTGAGATGTATGGCACGACATCGTCAAACCTTTGCAACTTACACTCGTGCGTTTTCTAAGTCTTTCTTGGCTTTTTACCAGCAATATACAAGCAGTATGATTGTGCCACGTAGTAACGGTTTCGTTACTGCTGGTACGAAAAGTCAGGCTGCGCAAATTGCAAAAGAAAAAGTTATTCAAGACTTATGGGTGAAATTTCCGCTTCTGAAAAATGAAATGCAGAAGCGTGGTATCAAGGCAGCCTATACAGAGGGTACTGACTATGCAGAATTTAGATTTACTAGTGGTAGTGTGTTCGACGTTGTTGGCGGTCACCCAAGAGGTATGCGTAGACACCATGGAATTTTCGAGGAAGTTATTGAACAAGACCCCGTAGTGGTTAATGAAGAAGTTATACCCCTTATGAATGCTCAGCGTACTAACTGTCGCGGCGAAGTTAATCCTAATGAGCCTCATGGCCAGAAGATTTATATCACAACCGCAGGATTTCAAGGTACATTTGCATATGATAAAAATATAGAAACTCTTTGTTATTGCGCGCTTGACCCAGACCATTATATGATACTGGGCGGAAGTTATGTTATTCCTCTTATGCACGGGCGCCTAGAAGCTCAAACAATGCGCGAAATTATTTCTTCGCCCAGTTTTGATCGAGGATCATTAGACCGAGAATATAAATCTCGTTGGAGCGGGGCGCAGTCTGGAGCAGCATTTGGCCCTTCTGTTATTGCGGCGATGCGTCAAATTAGACGTGCCGAAGAGCATGCAATGGAATTGGACAAAGAGGAATTTTATATTGTAACTGCTGATATGGCGAAGGATGGTAGTGCGGATACTGCGGTAATAGTAATTAGAGTATCTCCTGGTCCTCATATGTTTAACTATAAAATGGTCAACCTGTTTGTTATAAATAGTACGGACTATGAAGTAGTTGCAAATGAGTTAAAAAAGACTATAGCGACTTATGAAGCTAGAATGTTTGTTTATGACGCCAACGGTATTGGAGCAGCGCTTCGCGATTGGATAAATAAGCCCACAAAAGATAGAGATACTGGATTAGAATTGCCTGGTTATGGCATTATCAATCCTCCCAAGAGTGCGGAAAAAGATATAATTAGATATCCTAAATATCGCACACTTTGTTATGAAATTAAATCAGGTGGTAAAGAGGGAGAACACATACACAGAATTTTCTTTTCTCGTGTAAGTAATGGTTCTGTTAGAGGTCTGATTAAGATGCACGAAGCATTGACCAGATTTTCTCAAAACAAAAATTTCTTGCGCGCGTCTGAAGCAACAAAGCGTGCAAAACTTCAACCCTATAGATATATGGATCTAATGGAAGAAGAACTTAAAAACCTCATTATTATTGATACTAGCGATAATGTGTCTAACACACTTCGTATTGATAGACGCAATAAGAAAATTCAAAAAGACTTTTTCTCTGCGGCCGAATACGGAATTTATGCGGTATCAACTCAAATAGAACAAGAATATTATAAAAAGAGACAAAAGAAGTCGTATTCTTGGGCAGATGCGGTTTTGATAAACTAATAATGGTGAGGCAAACAAATGAAAGTAAAATCAATACAAACAGAAGAATTGCAAAAAACTGCAACTTCTCTTGCTACGAAGTTTAAAATAACTCGTAGCGCAATAGAAGAGATGTATAAAGATGATGCGAGTATTGGTCGAAATGTAAACCAAAATCGCAATGAATCAACATCAATAGGCTCTCTTACTGTTGATTCTTTTAATACAAACTATTATAATGTTAATAACCTTTCTGTTGTTAGACAATATTCTAGAGAAGCATATACTTTTTATCCAATTTATGCAACTCTTATTGATAGTTTGAAAAATATGTTTTACTGGCGTTATACCTTTTATCCTCGCCTAGTAAAAGAAAAACAAAAGACTGCCGATTATGAAGAAATTTATTTTAACATGGCGGAGGTTGTTGATGGATTGTCTATCGAAACAACTTTTCCGCATTTGTTGGGTAAATTATTTATAGACGGTGCCTTGTTTGTAACTACTGTAAAAAGAACTGGTTCTAAAACAATTTCAACTATTGTTTTACCGCCAGAGCGCTGTAGAATTACAGGCACAACACAATTTGGCACTAATGTGTTCCAGTTTGATTTTGGTTATTTTGATGACCAAGGTTTTACAAAAGAACAGTTAGACCTTTTGTTCCCAATGTATCCCTCCGAAATGAAGGCGATGTATGATGCATATAAAGAGGACGCAAATCTTCGTTGGCAAAAACTTAGTCCTAAGTTTTCTGCGGGCTTTGTTTTAAATGACAAGACTTTTCCTTCATATTTACGCTCTCTTGGCGCTATTATACAATATGACCAATACAGAGCTAATGAATTGGAGCGCAATGAACAGCAACTTGTTAAGATTATTGCGCACAAGATGCCTACTTGGGAAGATAAATTAGTAGTTGAAATTCCCGAAATGACAGCTTTACACAAGAGTATGAGTAAAACACTTACAAGAAATAAGTATGTGCGTATGCTTACTACTTTTGGTGATTTAGATGTTTTGTCTATTGGCGAAGATCAAACAAAAGAAAATAAAACGCTTTCTAATGCATATGCAGCTATTTACAATGTTGATGGTGAAAATGAGAATTTATATAGTGGAACTTCAAAAGAGTCGTTAGAATTTTCTCTTCGCCGTAAAGAATCTATTGTATGGCAGTATGTACAAGATTTGGTTGCGTTTTATAATTTAACAATAAACAATCAATTTAATTTCAAGGGTTATCAATGTAGTCTTAATATGTTGCCATTATCCGTATATAACTTTAGCAATATGCTTCTGCAATATAAAGAGGGCGCTACCTTAGGTGCTTCTAAGCTAGAGTATGTCGTTGGTTTGGGTACAAAGCAAGTAGACATCCCAAGCAAGGTTGAACTTGAAGATTTCTTGAAATTGAATGAATTAACTCCGTTATCTACTTCTTATACTGGCGGCGCTAATGCGGCAGGAATGGTTAACAAGATAGAAGAAAAAACTGAAACAGAAACCAAACCTGACTCCGCAAAAGAAGATGTACCCGTAGAAGAAGAAGAAGAAAAATAAAAACACAACTGAGGTACAAAATGAATAAGTTTAGTATTCCGGCTTTTGTTGAGGAGCTTACTCCAGATGCGGCAAATGCTAAATATTCAAAAGCAAAGTTGAAGATTTACTATATTGGAGAAACAGTAGACAAGAGATTGTTTACCAAAGAATTTTCTGATAAGTTGCTTTCTTCTATTGCTTACACTCCTGTTGTTGGCTTTTATTCGGTAGCTGATGAAGATTTTGTTGGTCACAACAATGTTCAAAATATTTATGGTTTAGTACCAGAAAGTGCTACTTTAGAATATGTAGAAGATGCCGCACAGGGTGTTACATTTGCTGTAACTGACATTATCTTGTACACAGGAAGACCTGATGATACTGGTGTTATTGCTTCTAAGATTATTGGCAAACAACATTCTTTAGAGCTTGACCCCAATTCTGTTCAGTACAAAATCAATCGCGATAGTGCGGGCAATTTTAAGAACCTTGAGTTTACCGACGGCGAACTTATTGGACTTAGTGTTCTTGGAGACAATGACACTCCTGCATTTACCGGTTCTGAATTCTTTAGTGCTGTTGAACTTCCTGATTTTATTACAGACGAAAACAAGAGTAAGTATCAGGCGTTATTCAGCGCTATGTTCAATGTAGAGCCTACGGCTGAAGAAGTTGTAACTGAAATTTATAGAACTTTAGAGTCCCAGCGCATTTATGGTTATGTTTGTGAGCATAAGCCAGAGAATTATGTTGTAGTTTGCAGCGATTATGGAATTTATAACCGCTATCAAATGAGCCGCGATACAGATGGTTCGTTGCAACTTACTTTGGAGTGCAGTGTTCGCAATCGTTATTTAAGCGATGAAGAAATTGAAGTTCTAACGAACGCAAAGAAAGGCACTACTGAGATTTTTGAAGATGGTAATCAAACACAAACTGAGCCAGTTGTTGGAACAGAAACAAACGAGGGCGATAGTACCCCCGCATTTGTTGATGGTGGAACAGACACAAATGCAACAACAATCGACCCAGAAGACAAAAACAAAAACAAAGATGACAAGTTCTCAGAAGACAACGACGGAAAGTCAAAAGAAGAAGATGAAGAATTCCAAGCTTTACGAAGCAATTGCGAGCGTCTTGAAGCTACAGTTTCTGAATTAACTGCTTCTATTGAAATTCTCACTCAGTCATCTAATGAAGCACAAGAAAGATTTGCTTCATTGCAAATAATTTATAAAGACAATATTCTTACCTGTTATTCTCATTTGCTTGATGCAGAAACGATAGAAAAGTTTAGAAACGGCGAATATACAGTTGAAGAATTAGTCAATGGTTTAGCTGACGCGTATGCGGCAACACAAACCAATACAGATTCAGTGATATTTGAAATATCAAATATAGACAACGTGCCAAGTGACTACAACGAGTGTGATGAGGCAGCAGTTGTTCAAAAATATAAAAATATGAATAGAGGTAAAAACTAATGATTATGAGTTTCCTTCCTACATTCAAGGTATTCGAAATGAACAACCTTTGCGGTTTGCGCAATGGTCATATTCTGGCTAATATGCCCGCAGATATGGAAAGCATTGCTAAGGTAACCGTAGGTGGCAACGATTACATTGAAAATGGTATCATTCTTGGTCTCGATGCTGAGGGTACTGTAAGTAATTACGATCCTTCGAAGCACACCGTGCCTTTCGTACATTATACTGAAGAGCTTCTTACTTACTTCAATGAGCTTAGACTTTTTGCTGAGCCTGTTGTAGATGGTGTTGTTTATCCTCGTTGTATCGGACTTTATGTTGGTGATACTTTCACTACTAACAACTACACTGGCGAAATTGAAGGTAATGGTTATGCAAAGGTAACTGATGGTGTTCTTACACTTCAGGCAGATGCTGAGGGCGCTATGTTTAAGGCTACTGCTTCTACTCTTCCTGACGGAAGCGAAGCATACGAATTCCTTTATCTTGGTGTAATAGAGGCAATTGAAGAAGAGGTGACTGAAGATGGCAACTAAACAAGAACTTAAAACACTTTTTAGAGCAGCTATAGCTCCTGCAGATCCTTCTAAGTTTTCCGCAGTAGATGCAAATGAGGCTGCAGTTAATGCAATTCTTGAAACATATGGTTTGGAGAATGCTTCCGCTCGTGAAATTCGCGCTCACAAGGCTGAAATTTTTGCTATGCTTGAAGAGGTTATTCAGGAACAGCTTCCAAAAGCAATCACTGATATTGTAGGTGGTTTTACAGAAGTTAAGACATTTGCTCGTGATGCAGAGCCAATCTTTGAAATTAGAGGAATTGGTAAGCGTAGAGCTAGACTTGGTATTATTGAAGGTTCTCGTGGTGGTATCTATAAGGCAAGACGTCTTGATAATAAGAGCTTCCAGGTTACTACTAAGACTTGGACCGTAAAGGTATTTGTTACTCTTGAGGATATCCTTCTTGGTAACTATTCTCTTGCAGAATTGATGGCTAATATTCGCGATGGTTTTGTAGAGAAGATTTATATTGCAGCAGTACAGGCGCTTAGAACTGCTAAGACTCATGCACCTGCAGCTAACATCGATGCTGGTAATGGTTTCGTTAAGGCAACTGTTGATAGACTTATTTCTATTGCTAATCAGTATGGCGATGCTATCATTATGGGCTTTAGACCTGCAATTTCTAAGATTGACAATGGTGCAGGTTGGGCAACTGTTCCTAATCATACAACTGCTGATGCAGATGATATCCGCAATCGTGGTTTTGTAACTATGTATAAGGGTATTCCTGTAGTTGAGCTTCCTAACTATCTTGCAGATGAAAATAATACTAACTGGGTATTCAAGGAGGGTGATATGTTCATTCTTCCTGCAACTTCTAAGCCCGTTAAGGTAGCTATGAAGGGTGACCTTGTTATTGTTGAGGATGCTCATCCAAGTGGTTCGGTTGAACAGAATGCACATCGTATAGTGGGTGTTGGTCTTACTCTTGTTAATGATGTTTGCGTTTATACTGACGAAGACATTGTTGACGGCGAAGGCGCTGTTTAATATAGGAAATAATTGTTAAATATATATTTGGGGTGGAAAACCCACCCCTTAACGAAAGGATTTTAGATAAATGGCAGAACAGTTAAATTTTTATGATATTGTAAAGAATTGTAAGGGCGGACTTAGTTTAAGAATGCCTTCATATGATATGACTACGCCTGAGCGTTTGGTTGTTATTCCTTACAATATAAAAAAAGTAAGAATTCCTCGTACTTTTGCTCTTGGAATTTTTACAAATCCTACTCTTGAAAGGATGTATAAACAAGGAAAGTTTAAGATAGAACCCGTCAAACAGTTTGAAGCAGAGGTTGCTGAAATTTTCTTCCCAGTTGAAGATAAAGTTGTTGCGGCTTCAGAAGAGGAAATTACTTTGGCTTTAAAACAGGGCAATAGAAAAGCTATCCGTGAATTTATACAAGGTAACGATGTAAATCGGGATAATGTTATTATACTTGCAAGAGAACATATCAATGAACTTCCCTTGTCAATGATCGACGATTTGAATAAAATTCTCGGCGTTGAGTTGCAGGTAGAAGATGCGTCAATGGAATAAGTTTTTATTTCCCCTGTTTTTATCTACGCTGAGTAGTTGTACTTTAGCGTCTTATACGAACGAAGAGCTTGAGCAGGCACTGAATGAATTTGCAGTGCGTGCCATTGCTCGGTTTCGTTTTCCGCGCATTGATTTAGCATATATAATTAATGAAAATGGCGAAGGTAGTTTTGTAAATAATATTACTATGTCAGAACTTGAAGTAATTTTGTGCTGGATGAAAGTACTTTGGTTAGAATACCAACTTTCAAAGGAGAGAAATTATGAAAATCTTTATGCGGACAAAGACGTTAAAGCATTTTCTAGTGGTAATTTGATTGCAAGTATAGTGAAAGCCTTAGAGGCATTTACTACGCAGGCTCGCAAAACAGAGGAGTTTTATTATAGAAGCTATAATGGAACTCCGACGATAGGAGATGTAAACGCAGATGAGTAATTTTGATTTGTTTCGCACAAGAATGAATAATGAAGCAGAGTGTAGAAAAAAATTTGAAACACGCTTTATTACAGAAGGTGCGTCTCCAATTATTATTCATATAGTGCGCTTAGATATAGACCGGGATGCAACGATGGTGTTTACAGATACCGAGGGTCCCGATACGGCAATTGTATTTACACCAAAGCAACAAGATTTAAAACAAAATCTTCTTAAAACTGATTATTACACTTGGGATAATAAAATGTTCTTTGTTTATGAGGATGTTATTATTCCGCGAGAAGTGTCTTATATAAAACAAAAAGCTTACCAATGTAACGCAAAAGTTCAAGTGATGGATAGTTATACTGAATGTGGTGGATATTTCATTTCATCTTTGAGAACGTATGTAGATACTGAATTTCAACAAAAATTGAATGTTTCAGATAAAGAAAAACCCATTTTAATTTTGCCGCGTCAAGAGTGGATTAAAAATGGTGTTAAAGTTATTATTGGCGAGAAACCGTGGAAAGTAATTGATTATGACGCAATTACTAATCCAGGAATTGTATATGCTTCTTTAGAAAGAGATTTCTTTTCTAAAAGCTCTGATGTTATTGAGTATCACAATTGCGATGAACTGAAGGCAGGTATTAATTATACATTCGGAACTTTGCAAGGATTTTTTAATTCTTCTTCTCCCCTTAACATAAAATCGCGCAAAGAAAATGAAGTAGTATTTGAGATACCATATGGCTTAAAAGAAATTGAAATTAGTGTGAAAAATGATGCTGGAATTATTAGTAAAACATACAAGGTGGTAGTATAAATGTTAGAAAAAATTGAAGAAACTTTGGCAGGAATTAAGAACAAATTGCTTGCGGATGAGTTGATTAGGAAGTTATTGTTTAATGACTCTAACAATGCTTTGAATATGTTGGCACCCTTGCCGCAATTGGTAGAAGATTATATTACTTTAAAACCTGTGTTTGATTTTGAAAATAAGGAAGAATATGCAAAAAATAGCGTAATTAATATTTATACCACACAAATTATACCTGGTGACGAAACTAAGAAACTAGATGGAGTCATTCAGATTAATGTGGTATGTAACGAAGATAAATGGGAGCTTGTAGACTTAAAAATTAGACCAATTCAAATTTGTAATAGAATTATTAAATTGGTAAATAACCATAAGTTTGCAGCTTCAAACAAATTAGTATTTGATACAATGACTGATTTAATTATCAGTAAGAAATTGTTTGGATACGCGTTACTATTTGAAGTTACAGATGGTAGCGGAAAAATTGATAAATTTTAACGAGGTAAAATTATAATGGCAACTTTTGCTGATTTAATGAAGGGTTTTGGTGTCGTAACCGTTATGAATGCTTGCATTTATAAGCTTAAGGAAGGTGTCACTTATGTTGGACGTGGTTCTTGCGCACATGGTACTAGCAATGCAGGTGCATTGGCGCCCGATGATTTTGAATGTACTGGCCTTTATTTGGACACTCTTAAAATAGCAAATCTTACACAAGAAGGTCCTACTAAGACTATTACTGGTGGTCAATATGCTAACCCTCTTCTTAAGTATGGTAAAACTATGACAATGGAGATGCAGGATGCGCTTGGTAGAGAAGCTGTATTAACTGAATTTTTTGGTTGCGACTATGAAGACGGAGTTCTTTCTGTAACTGATAAATTCCCTGGCGCTTTTGCTATTGAAGGAGATACTTTCTTTATAGATCAAAAGAGCGGAGACAAAGTAGATGTAAAAATCTTTATTCCTCAGTTCCTCCCTGATGCAATTCTTACTCTTACTCAGGATGCAGAGGGCGATGCTGCAGTATTTGATCTTAACGGTACTGTAAGCGTAACTAAAATTAGAACTGATGCCTCTCCTTGGGAAGGTGCAGATGACGATACAAATACTAAAGAAGTATTTTATCAGATTCGTAGCGAATCTTGGTTTGCAGGTGCAGATCAAGCTCAAGCTACTGGTACTCCGAATAAGGATTATCACACTGAAACAGAGCAAACAGAACAAACAGGTGAATAATTAACATTCCCTCCCGTTTAGGCGGGAGGGTTTTCTAAAAGAGAGGAAAATAAATGATTTCTTTTCAAGATTTAATGAAAGGCTTTGGTGTTGTAACTGTTATGAATGCTTGCATTTATAAATTGGCGCCAGGAGCTTCTTATAATGTAAAAAGTGGATGCGTACATAAAACCAGTGGCAGTGCTTTAACCCCTTTTGATTTTGAATGTACGCATTTATATATAGATACTCTTAAAATAGCAAATTTAACACAAGAGGGTCCTACTAAGATTATTACTGGTGGACGATACGCAAATCCATTGTTAAAATATGGAAAAACAATGACTCTGGAAATGCAAAATGCATTGGGAAGTGCAGAAGTTTTAAAAACTTTCTTCGGATGTGATTACGATGAAGAAAGGGGAATATTATCTGTTACCGATAAGTTCCCTAGTCCTTTTGCTATTGAAGGTGAGACATTTTTTATTGATCAAAAAACTGGCCAAAAGAAAAAAGTATGGATTTTTATTCCATGTTTTATTCCAAATGGCGTTTTAAATTTAACACAAGATGCAGAAGGCGATGCCGCTGTATTTGATTGTAGTGGTAACGTTGGAATTGTAAAGATTAAGGATGACGCACATCTTAATGGGCATGATATATTTTATCATATCGCGGAAAAACCTTGGCTGAGATTTGGTTATATGATTAATAAAAATTTAAATTATCAATTAAATAGTGATAATTTAACTTATAGCATTGTTGGATTAACTGATAGTGTGTACACCGGTGATGTTGTTATTCCTGCTTGGCATTTGGGTAAAAAAGTTATGTATATTACAGATGGAGCTTTTGCGGATAATAATATAAAAATTGAAAATATTTATATTCCTTCAACAATTGTTAAAATTGGTGAAAACTCCTTCTTTGGACAAGATAAATTACAAAGGATAGTTTTTGGTGGAGATAGTATCTTAGCATTAAACTATAGCACTCTTAAATAGTTTATTTTGAAAATAAGATTTAGAAAACAGCAAATTATTTTAGAACTACGACAGCGTAATATAATAATTTAAAACAGATTAGTTGTAATCTACTGTAATGACGGAAATTTGGAATTTATATACAAAAGATTGAAAATGGAAGCACAATAAGATGCCCGGAAGTAATTCCGGGTTTTCTTTTCCGAATTTGACAATTATACTACTTTGTGTTATAATATAATAAATGGAGGGGAATAATTATGAACAATTTATATGAATATGGAGATTTATGCGATGTAATTATTCGCTGCAATTCTGACCGCATTATTGGTGGTAAAAAATATAGTGCTGGTGAACCTTACACTATTTTAGAAAATGTTATTGTAAATTTATCATATCGCATTACGAATTCAGACAGTTCTGCAAAAAATCAAGTGATTGCGGCGAGAGATGGTTTGCCAGATTATATTTCAATTAGTAAAGTAGCATTAAATGATAAGGTAATGAGCTTAGTAGCTGACAAACAAGGTAAAAAGATGTTGTCTAATTTTTGCTATTGTGAAGCAGATGGTGGTCAAATTTTTTTACCTCATTCAGAACAGATTTTTAATGCGTGGGTTTATAATGAAAATCATGACTTAGTGATTGATTTTACAATTCAAGAGGGTAAACTAATTGGAGATTTTGAAGAGGGGCAGTCTTATTTAGTATTTTATGATTTTATATCTACTAATGATTGTTTTGCTTTTGATACTCCTCATTATGGATACTTTACTTTAGAAATTTTTGCAAAAGGAAATAATAATAAGATCAGTGATCGTTTATTTATTAAAATTCCTGCAGCTTCTTTAATGTCTATCCCAGTATTTGATTTTGTGTCTGGCACTATTTTGCACGCACCTTTGCAATGGCAAATTATACACAGAGGACAAGAACAAAGCTATTTTCATATAGGTGAATAATATGGCACTAAATAAGGGAAAAAGTAATAAAAAAAATACCACAGAAGATAAAGAGCAAAAAAGATTAAAACAAGAAGCTAAAACCAAAGCAAAAGCAGAACAAGAAGAAAATAAAAAAATGCTTGAGGCTTTGTCTAAGGCAAACAACAAAAGAAATAAATATACTGTTTCTAAATATGCCATACAAGAATTGAAAAATCCAAATTTGGTTTATATTTTAGGTGGTAATAATAATGGTCACTATACTTATATACACTCCCACCAAAAAACTTGGTCTACTGGTTTACATACTGCTGAAGTTTCTATGCGCCGAATGCTAGAGGAGCTAGTAGCTGAGCAAAAGGGTGTTATAGGAACTAGAATTATTCAAATTAATAATTTGTGGAAAACCCAAGTGTTTGATAAAATTAACGAAGAAGAACACAAAATGGGAAATAATGTTAATATACAAACTTGGGAAGACTTTATACATTATTATAATGATTTGGAACAGATTGGTCAATCTGCAAATTTAAAATCAATACTTAATTATAAAATGGCGCAAAGCGCCGCCTCTGCTCTTGATTATCATTTTGGCCGCGAATCATATGAAGACTATGTTGGAAGACTACTGCATGCTCATATTATAGATAAGAAAACAGCACAATCTATGCTGTGTAAAGATATTAAAACCACTCCACAAATTAAAGAATTACAAAAAGTTTTTAAAGCAATAGCAGAACAAATGCGTGCTGAGTTTATTGGAGACGATCGTGTAAGAGATTGGCTAGAAAGTTTTAAAAATGATGCATCTACTAAGAGCATTTACGGAGCGAGTATAGAGGTACAGAAAACATTAAAACCCAATAGTAAAGAACTAGGCAAGATTACTGAATTTGAATTATCTACTAAATCTGAAAACGCTATAATCAATGCCTATCAAGACGATATTATTAATTCTTTTGAAACTAATGTTTTTAATATTATTTCTCAAAATATTGGTTTGAATAAAGGAGCGTATCATACTCTAGCAAGCGGTGAGTCTTATGGTCAAAAAGGCGGTTTAGACAATAAGATAAATAAAGCTGATTTAATTCTTTCTATTTCAGTGGGAGATATTATTATTAATATCCCTTCAAGTGTTAAATTATCTATGGCGGTTAAAAATATATCTCAAAATAATAATATAGTAACTGTTACGACAGAAGATTTATTTTCAGCTAATGCCTCTTCTGCAAATTTAAATTTTAATGAAATCAACAAGCATGTTGGTTCAGAAAGTTATAAAGAAAATCAAAATAAAATTAACAGTTTGATTAGATATGTTTATAACAATGCTGGGGCGATTCCTTCTAGTAATATGAGAAGTTTTATTCGTTTTAATAATTCTATTATTTATTATTTAGCCTGGTTGGAAATATGTACTAAAATTGTTGGCAATCCAAAAGATGGACATAATCAACAGTTAGCCATGGCTTTAGAAAGTATTGGTTCAATTCATAATACTGCAGATATATTAGAAAAATTAAAAGAAATCACTCCTGCTAAGATTAAGGATTTTTTAATAGTGATGTCCAATCCTGCACGACAGATTTCTTATAGTAGCTATTCTCAGGTTCAATTTTTGCAAACACAAATAGATTTGCTTATTAGCAAGTTATGGGAAGATTTTTTAAATAATCATGGGAAAAAACCTGATTATAAATTAATATACGGAAGAGCATTTAATATTTTATCTAATAATGGCAGTATTACTAATAAAAAAATGCCTTCTTTATCTATAATGTATCGTATTAAAATGAATAATATAAGAACTTTATCTATATAATAAGGAGCTATCATGAAATTTCAAGATAATTTTTCTGAAATCTTGTTAATTGCGGAAGAGCCTGTTACTTTTTATATCTCGGATGCCAATTTAAAAGATAATTTTGATTTTCATATGCGCTTAATTAATTTAAAAGACAGTTTTATTAATCCTTATATACAAAATGCATTAGCTTTATGTCACATGAGCTCTGCGGATTGGAGGAATAAAACTCATAATCAGTATTCGAGCTTGTGGGAAATGTTAAAATTATATAAATTTAATAAGGAGAATATTTTGGTACGCAATATTAAATATTTTTTATGTTTTTTATTGCAAGAACAATTTGAAGATAATAATGGCATATGGAGTATTAAACGTATAGAAATTGATCAAATTTTATTTGAACGTATATGCGAAATAGCATTAGTATCCGCGGGTTTAAAAAAGTTTAATGATCAAAGTCAATTTCAAGCATATAAACCGCAATGGTTAATTGATAAAGAAGCAGAAATACAGCGTATAAAAAATGGCAATAAAAAGCAAACTAGTAATAATAGTCAATATGAAGAACTGTTAAAAATTATTATGCCATTAAATTATGAGCTTGGTTATACATTTGATGAATTATTTAATATGAATTATTTTCATATTCAAGCATTAACTAAATTTGTGCCAAAAATTATTGGCTATGATATACAAAAACGACAAATCATGTCGAAGAAAAAGATTAAGTACATTACAGATAAATAAGGAGAAGCTTATGACAAATTTAGAAATTAAAGAAATGTTGGCAAAAGCCAACAATATGGATTGTTTGGAAAGAACTGTCTTTCTTAAACAACAGAAAAAGAATTATAAAAAATCACAATTTTACAAAACTACACATATGTCTTTACAGAAGTTGTATTTAGCCTACTGTTTAGAAGGATTGACTGCTATTTCTCGTATGGGCAATTCTACCTTATTTAGTGAATTTTCTAAGGGTAACTATGGAATTCTAGGTAGTGTAATAACAGATATAATCTTAAGCATAGACGAAGAGTCGATTAAAGATTTAATTGAAAATTTTTCAACATATATAGCAGAACAAATGCAAGAAGTAGAACTTCCTGATTTACAAAATGAATTTAAATCTATTCTTACAAGCTTTCAGGAGAGTTTGAAAAAGTGAGGTGACAAATGTCAGCGAACACTACTAAAAAAGAAATAAAAGTTAAAATTTCCGCCGAAATGCAAGACTTGCAAAAAGTTGCTGGCATTTTTAAACAAATACAAAATGGCGGAGAAGTTAAGTTAGAAGGAGCAGAGGCAAATAAACTAGCCGCAGTCTTAAAAACCATCGACGGCCTGTTGGGAGATATGCAATCTAAAATGTCTGCAACGGGAGAAGTTAGTGAAAAAGAGTATGCGGTATTAGGCAAAACCTTAACAGGCGTAGTTTCTCAAATTAAGGAACTTGGTAGAATTTTTACCTCTAAAACCATATCTGGCGCATTACAATCTGAACTAGATGCCATTGATAAAAAATACGATGATTTACAAAAGAAAGTAAGCATAAGTATTCAAAAACAACGAGATTTGGTTCGTGGTTGGAACAAACAAGCTGATGGTGGTTACACACCTACGGCAAAAACAAGTAAAAATCTAATGACCAAAGCAGTAGAGCAGCATGGAGGCTCTGTTCTTAATCCATTAACTGGTAAGAATGTATCTTCTGCGGCTACCATAACTGCTGCCATGTCTCAGGCTCCTGCAAAGATTGCAGGAACAGAATGGGAAGCTATTGCGAAAGTTTATAAAACTTATACAGATTTAGTAGAAACAGAAAGTGCGGAAGTAGTTCAAAAATTACAAAAAGAACAAAAAGCATATAGTGAACTACAAAAACAAGTAGCAGTTTTAAAAGAAACAAGAAAAGAGACGCTCTCAAGTAGCAATGAAAGAGCGCCATCTTATCTATTACCCATGACTGAGGCAATTGACGATCTTAAAAAGCACACTAGTGCCACAAAAGCCAATGTTGCAGAAGCTAAAAAGGCAAAAATAGAAACAGAAGAAAATAAACAGGCACTAGATGAGTTTAATGAAGCCTTGGGAAGAAATGGTAATGTAATTACCAAAGCAGCATTAAATTTTATATCTTATCGTGTAATTTTAAACGGTTTTAAACGAGTAGTTAATCAAGTTAAAGCAACCATTACGGAAATGGATAAAGCATTGACTGATATGACTGTCGTTACATCGTTGTCGCGTGAACAGGCGTGGCAACTTGTTGGTACACTACAAGATCTTGCAAAGCAAACTGGTATGACCACAACTCAGATTGCAGATATGACAACAAAGTATTTGCAACAGGGTAAAACTTTACAGGATGCTCTTGTATTAACTGAGGCGGCAGCAAAGGCTGCTAGAATCGCAGGTATTGATGGTACTCGTTCTATAGAGTTGTTGACCAATGCCATGAACGGTTTCCAAATGTCTGCGGAACAGGCTATGGAAGTTTCTGATAAGTTTGCGGCGCTTGCGGCTGCATCTGCTACTGACTATGAAGGACTAGCTGTGGCTTTAAGTAAGGTCGCGGCTCAGGCCAATCTTGCCGGCATGTCTATGGACTTTACTCTTGGATTGCTTGCAAAAGGCATAGAAGTAACACAGGAAGCACCGGAAACCATCGGTACAGCGTTGAAGACAGTTATTTCTCGTATGAGAGAATTAACTGACTATGGTGCAACTTTAGAAGATGGCGTAGATGTAAACCGAGTACAAAAAGCTTTAGACAATATAGGTGTTTCTTTGATGGATCAAAATGGTCAATTCAGAGATTTGGAGCTTGTTTTGACCGAAGTTGGACACAAATGGGATGATTTAAATAGAAACCAACAAGCAAATGTTACTGTGGCATTGGCTGGTACACGTCAACAGTCGCGTTTAATTGCAATGATGCAAGATTTTGGCCGTACGGAAGAATTGTTAAACATTTCAATGACTTCTGCAGGCGCAACTATGGCCCAACATAGAAAGTATATGGAAGGTTTGGAAGCTGCTAGCACCAGATTGACTACTAGTTTCCAGCAATTGATTACTACTGTTACTAATAGCGATGTATTTATAGACACTTTAGATAAAATATCTTCTGGTTTAGAATATGTAAGTAACCACACTGAAATCTTGGGTGCAGTTGTTGTGGGCATAGGAGCGGTTTTGACACCCATCTTTGCAATGCAAATTACTTCAAAGTTAGCAGAATGGGGCACAAATATTTCTAAAGTTGTTGAACTAATTAAAAGCAAGATAGTTGTTGGCAAAAAAGAAATTAAAACCGAGAAAGAAAAGCAAAAAGCGTCTACAGAAACACAAGTTGTAATAACTGAAAATATTGCCAAAGAGCAAGTCGCAGAAAATCAGTTGCAACAAGGAATTGCAGAAACTGGCGATATTATGGTCGACGTTGGTAATGTACATGATAAAGAAACAGATGATTATTTAAGAAATACTGAGCGTAAAATAGCAGCAGAGAGAAAGTTGCAAGCAGCACAGAAACAAAGTGCTGGTTTAAATGTAGGTTCTAATACTTCAGTAATTACTGCTTCTAGCACTGCCTCTCTTATTAATAAAGAGAGCAGCGAAGAGATTGTAGAGCAGGCCTCTAAATCTATTATTAAAAAACAGGCCAATCGTTCATTTAAAATAAAAGCAAAAGTAAAACCTCAAGCGTCGTTGTCGGCTCCTGCACAAGTTGTTGACGATGTATTAGTAGATATTGCTAAAGGTGGTAAAAAAGTTACTAAAACTACTAAAAATATTTTTGGTAAACTATGGGATGATATTGCAGAATGGATTACTAAAATTTTTGGTAAATTCTTTCCTAAGCTTTTTGGTAAAACACTTAAAGAGGGAGCTGAAGCAGGATTCAAAGGCATTTTTAAAGGTATTTTGAAAGCCGCACAAAGTTCTTTAACATGGATTGGTTTAATTATAGAAGCTGTGTTTTATCTTCTTGAACGAGCATTTTCTCATTTCAAAGATATGGGCGGTTCATTAAAAGATTATTTGTCTTTAATTCCAAAGCTTTTGGTTTTTCTTGGAAAAATATTTGATGCTTTTTCCGATATAATTCGCATTGTGCTTGCAGTGAATCCAGCACTTGGTCTAATTGTAGAAGCAATAACATGGATATTTGGCGCAGTTATGAAATTTTTGCCGCCAATTATAGATATAATTTTTGAAGCAATTAATTTTGTTGCTAATCTAATTAATCTTGTAGGTGGAGTTCTTAATTATTTTAATATATTTAAAAGATTGAGTCCTGGCTTACAGGTTGCAGCAGAGTTTTTACAAGAATTAGCAGATGGTTTTCGTGTTTTTAATGAATATCTTGCTGACACTCAAGAAATTGGAGAAAGATTTATGAACTGGCTCCAAGATACTATTCCGTGGCTTGCTAATACTATAAAAAGGCTTACTGGAAATACCGAGAAAGCCGCAGAAAGAAAAGCAGACAGACAAGCAGACCGAGAACGACGTAAACGAAGTCGAGAAGATAGACGTATGCGCAGAAGAGAAGAGCGCGACAATAAAACCGAAGCGGGTAGACAACGACAGCTAGAACACAAACAAGAGAAACTATATGATGCTAAAGTAAAAGAGCAAAATCTTTCTGCTATATCAAAAGAATATCAATTATTAAGTTCAAAAACTTATAAAACTGAAGAAGATTATAAGCGCTTAGAAGAACTTGCTGGAGAAATTTCTTCTTTATCTACTGATGAAAATAACTACATGAACGAAGACGGCTCGGTTAATTGGACTAAAGTCACCGCAGAAGCAAAGCAAGCTGCCGAAGATATAGCAAATTTAACAAATGAAGCTTTTACACAGGCACAGACAAGTATACAAAAAGGCGATTATAATGATAGTATTAAAGCCGCTTATATAGATAAGGCTTTTATGGAGCTAGAAAAAGAAAGTGCCAATTATACTGCCGTACAATTACAAAACGCCGCAAACGCTATAGAATCTACTATAAACACTATGGAAGAGGCGGAATTTAGATCCTTTGCCGCATCAGAAGATAACATAGGGGAATTGCAAGAAGGCGTGTTAAAAATGATTAAGGCAAATGGCGAAGGCTTACAAGAGCAAATGGATGCATACAATGATGCCGTTAAGGAAATTCCAGAGTCTGCCAAGAAAGCTTTTAATGCTGTTTATGCAGAATATGAACGTGTAGCTGATTTAATGGGCATGTTGGGTCAAAAAGGCGATGCGGCTCTTGGTGTCATGTCTGATTGGGGCTTTACTGGCGTAGAGCTTGGTGAATTATACAACTACATGCTAGAACAACATAAGATGACAGAAGATCAAACCAAACAATTGTTAGCAAACGCTTTCGCCTCTTCTGATGGAACAGCAGACAGTTTCATGTTGGCACTTGCAGCATCCAATGATGAGTTTAAAAAGCAAGATGTTATTAATTTATTAATGGATATAATCGGCTCCACTCCTCAAGATGTGCTTGAAGACTATGTAAGAGAGTATTCTTCTTATGATGACATCATAGAAGCTTCCAAAAAATATGCTATGGGTGAATTAAGTAACATTGATTTAGCCGCCCTACAAAGAGAAAATGCAGAGTTTTTTCAAGATCCTGATAATGTTAAGGCATTTTTTGCGGGCACTTTAAACAGAGATGATTTAACTACAAAGGCTACAGAAAAAGCATTAAAAGACTGGCAATTTGAAATGCAAAAAGTTCAAGGTGCATTAGAGCTTGCTGATACTGATGAAAAACGACGCATGGCGCAAGCTGAATTGGAGTATTTAAAACAGCAACAGGAGCTTATGAAATATGCCTGGCTATATAATTCACAGGCATGGAAAGATGCGGCAGCACTTACCAAAGAAGAACTTGAGCAATTGAAGTTGCAAAAAGAAATTCAAAAAGTACAAGATGCAATCGCAGCCGCAGACCAGCTAGAACTTGAAGATGCTCAAGAGTTGTTAATGTTATATGAAAAACAAAAGAAACAACTAGAGGCTTTTACTCAGCAGTCTGAATATAAAGTTCTTACAGAGAACGGTTTGTTGTTCCAGGATGCAGAAGGTAACTGGATAGAAGATAGAGCGGCAATGGTAGCGGCAGCAGAAAAGGGTGTCATTGATAGCAGTATTGTTGCATGGTATGATACCAATATTGATCTTCTTAAAAAGGCATCTGAATATAGTGAAAATGCAATCGAAGGACAGAAACAGGTACTGCAAGATTACTATGAACAAGAGAAAGATTTGCTTGAAAAAATGTCAAATAATTATTCTAATTATTTTGATAAACTGGATGCTTTACAAGAAGAGCAAGAGCGTGAAACCAAACGAGAATCTTTAGTAAAACAAATTGCAGCATTAAGCAGTGGTTTTGGAAGCTCTACTAAGAGCATGCAGAAAGACTTATTGCAACAATTATCTGAACTGGATGAGGAAGCAGCAGATGCTCGGAAGCAAGAGATACGAGATAAAGCATTAAAAACGATTGAAGATAAAATTACTCACATTGATACAATGATTGATACAATTGTAAATGATCCTAATTTTAATGTTGATAAATATATTGACTTGGGTGAAACAACTCAAAATGCATCTGGTGGATTGGTGAACTATACAGGTCTTGCTTGGGTAGATGGAACTCCATCTAAACCAGAAGCGTTCTTAAGTGCAGATGATACTTTATTAATACGACATATGCTAGATGGACTTGCATATTCTCCTACAAAAGCTATGCAAAACATTGATGGCGACTCCAATTCTATTTCTATTGGTTCAATTGTTATACAAACCAATAATTTAAATAATAATCAAGACTTTAAGAAAGCCGGAAGTATTTTAGCGCAAGAGTTTGCTAAAGTAATTCAAGAGAGGGGATTAAATGTTAACACCAAGAAATGATTTTTTCTATTATGACGAATATATGTTTTTCACTTTTGATAATATACATTCATCTGAATACAACTTAGTTATTCAAAACGATATTGATGATTTAAAACTATATGTTTCTACTGGTGCGCAAGTTGATTTAGTTTCTTCTCAATATCAAAAAGGACAGCACGTTTTGGGGGTTACACGCCCCCAGCGTGAGTTCCCGCTCGTGTTAATGGCCTCGGGTTTAACAAGAGCACAAATAATAAATATGATGCATTGGCTTAAAGCTGGCGCGCAAGGTAATTTTAAAATGGATTTTACACAAGATTGGGAATTTGATGTTGTAATTAATAGCGTTTCAGATCCAAATCTTTATGAGCAAGATAATAACACTTTTGTGGCAAGTTTTGAAATTACTTTTATTACTACAACCTCTCCTTATGCACGTAATGCTATGGATGCTATATTAGACTTTGATTCAGCTCAAAATGAATTTTATTTAAAAGAACAAGAACTTGAAGAAAATCAATTTGCATTGATAGAAAATTGTGATGGTGCTTTTAATAATAATCTTGTTTTACCTTCTGTAGTCCTTTATGATAGAGTTACTACAGATAAAAAAACAACTTATCATTATAGAATTAATTTTTTAGGGGATGATTCGGCGGAATTTTATTATAGAGTATCATATGGCTCTGATGAAAAGGAAAATTATATAGCAGGATTGTATAAATTAAACTTAGATATAAAACAAGATAAAATAGGTTATGATTTTATAAGCACACTATCTTTTACACTAAAAGAAAATTCAATTAGAGATAGACAGGTTATTCAATATAATAGCCCTTCTAATTTATTTTTTATCAATAATATATTGCCACAACAAGCTAATTTTAATGGTTTAATGAAAGTTATAAATAATCAATATAATTATTCTCCTTTAGTATTGCAGTCTCCTGGAAAGCCAATTTTAATTGAAGGAGAAGAACACTTTAAGCAGTTGGTTTCTACTGCTTATAATTGGTTTTTATGTAAACCTGGAACTTTTGATAGTAATACTCAATATTTTTCAAACATCGGTGATTTTAAAGCAATTAATCCTTATCCAACACAAACATCTAATTGTTTTATTTTATATGACACGGAATGTACTGAAGATTTTTCTTATACAGATGTTATTGGTAGTGAGGAATGTTATTTTGGTTTTTATTCAGAAGTTGTTATTGAACATGGTTGTGAATATTATGTAATACCTTCAATACTAGATGTGTATAATACTTTAAATAGTATTGAAACAGCAGAAGAAAGTGCTAATTATACGCCTAATTTTCAAGGCACTTTAACTATTAGACAATATACGGAGGTTATATAAATGGCATCAATTAATAAAATAGGCCTACAGTTGCCAATTATTGGGCAAAGTGGAAACTGGGGAAGAGCCGTTAATCAAAATTTTAATATTATTGGAGATGAAATAAACAAGATTTATAATAATATGAATACTCTCCAGTATTTAATAGGCGCCAATGTTCCGTATATTAAAGTTGATGAAGAACAATATTTTGTAATAATTAGTTGTCTGTCGAAGGAAATAACAGAAAATGGAGTTACACTTCCGACAGGATCTTATATATTGCGTTATTATAAGAAGGACAATTCAATTCGGGAAAGCGTAATTACGACTCCATCTAAGACATATTATTTATCCGCAGTACCAGAATCTTCATGGCGACCTGCTATACCAACTTTTGTTGGTGCATATGTGGTGGGTTTTGATAACGATTATCAATCTGAAATTAATTATGAAGACCTTGCCGACAAACAAGAAAGCCCTTTCGATTCGATATTTGAAAATTTTGTGCGTGGTGATTTGATAGTTCCAGTACCAGAATTTGGTTCTATTTATGGCGACAACTTGACTATTAATTTTAAGAAATATCCTTCATCTAATGAATATTATACTCCCATAATGCCAAGGGATGAACCTTATTTATTACAATTTGATAAACAAAATTATGTAGATTGGTTTAGAAAGAAATCTCTTCTTGAATATAAATTGCCTACCATTGGTATGGGAAGTTTCAATACCTTTCTGTTATCTGAAGCCACAAATGATAAATCCAGCAAGGAAGGAAATCAATGGACGATTATAATTGGACCTATATCTGCAGTAGATAATCTTTCTTCGCCTCAAATTAATTGGTTTTACCAAGAACCTCCGTCAGAAGATACTCCAGGCGAAGAAGCGGTTAATCCCTTTATATCAGCATTTGTTGCTTTTTCTTGGGCAAAAGACATAGATCCAAATACTGGAGAGGAAACATTCACAATAACTGCGGATATTTCCAATATTTCTGGTGGAGATTTAAGATGTGAGGTGTACTTTTTACATAATAATAATATTAATAATACTTCACAATCCGATATTCAAGAAGAGGAGTAAACGAAAATGAGAGAGTTTACTATATTTTTAGATGTAGGAGGAGATTGGATACCAGTCTCCTCTCCCATAAACAATAATGAAACTTTACAATTTTCAACTTATAATGAGCAATTAAATGAAGGTAAACATAGCCAATATACCTTAAATTTTTCTTTAGTTGCTAAACAAATGCTTAAAGATGAAGCTTCTGGCGTAAATATTTTATCTAGTAATCCTTTGTTGTCGTATTATTTTATCGGCGCCCGCATGTATATAATTATAGACCAACAAAAAAAAATAGAACTAATTATAAAAGACATACAACCAGAAAATTCTGAACTTAATTCTATATTAAACATTACTGCAGAAGATGAAATAACATATTTATGGGCAAAGCACAATATAAATTATAGTTATTCGACTATTAATGCATCTAACTCAGATTTATTACAACCTAAAAATATTTATCAAATTACGCGAGAAATTTTAAAAGATAACTTTTTAGATTACAAATGGTCTGTAACCTCTCAAACTCAAGATTTAACTTTGCCATCTAAAAAATTTACTTTTGAAATAAACAATAGTAATCCTTATAACGCCATCATAGAAGCTTGCAATATAGTAGGTGCAGAATTAATTGTAAATTATAACACAAGGCTGTTAGATTTTGTTGATTATAAAAATAAAACTTTTTCAGGTTATCGTTATGCTCCGGAATACAACTTGCATAATTACACGTCCTCTTATGAGGGTACAGAATTAACTACTATATTACACGTATCTGGAGGAACAGATGCAGATGAAAAACAAATTACTATGGTACCTCCTTTGCCGACCTTTGTAAAAAGATATATAGCAGATACAATATCAAACGGAGGGCAATTTGCAAATTGGAATGATATTGAAGGCGCGGTTAGTGATATGATAAAAAATTATACTCCTTCTGCCGCTTTTGTTCCTATTGTTCGATGCACAATTGGCGCAAATAAAGAAACAGAATTAATGGATAAAGCAACATATATTGTCCGCTATAATGATACTAAAGGACAATATCTTGGAGAAATTTCATTTGAGACTGTCTCCAAAACAAATTCTTCTTATCATTTGTATACATTTCCAATTAATCCAGAGGCAAATAATCCTTTTGGAGTAGAAGGGTATGTAGTGAATAATAATACCTTATATGATGTAGAATTACAATACTATCTTAATGGACAATTAGATAGTAATAATATTTCTGCAACCATTTATCAAAATAACACAGATATAGTAGAATATCGGCAAAAAGTAAAAACGCAAATAGAAAATGAATTAAAAGAATTTTTTTCTATAACACAAAAGAATGACTATTTAGGACAATTTTTAATAGATTTTTCTCCTTTTCGTGGAAAAATGAGTATAAATGATTGGGAGTATTTAAACTCATTAATACACACAACATATCGTAATTTAAACATACAGCTTCAGTATTATTCTGAAGAATTATATACTTATACAGGAAAATTGTTCAAATTGCGACAAATGTTTATTAGTTATGCAGAAAATTATGCAGCTGCTTGCTCTGCTTATGAGGAAGAATTAAATTCTAATAAAAAGGCTAGAGACACATCCTGGGATACTTATTTAAATAATATCAGTAAAACTATGCTTGATTTAGAAAATGTTATTAAAAATTCTAAATATTTTGATATTATACAAAAATTAGGTTATTCTGATGAATTAGATATACCTAATAACTCTTCTGTTTTTAGTAGTTATTTCTTAAAACTTATAAATGATACTCAAGAACACATTAATATGTATCAAAGCAAAATTTTAGAATTGTATTCTGTGGAAGACGGCGATAATTTTAATGAAGAGTATGTATATTATACAGGACTAATTAAAACTGCTCAAACTTTATGTTCTCGTTTCTCTTTTAAAATCAATAGAGATTTTGCGCCAGGAGCATATGAATTAATTGTCTCTTTAATAAATAAATATGCACCTAAACCAGAAACAATCAGTTCTAATGGTATTAAAAATAAGTTCGACACAATACAAACACAAATTAATCAACAAGTCTTTAAAATTTTGTATCAAAATTATGGACAATATATTTATGAGCAAACTTATAGTAATACAGATGAATTAAATTCAATTAGCTTATATAATCAAGCAGTAACTCATTTTGCAGACATAAATAAAATAAAAGAATCACATTCTTTAACAGTGTTAGATATTGGTATGTTAGAACGCATTGCCTTACCTCGACTTTCTGTTGGTAGCGTAATACAAGTTTATAATAAAGATAGTTTAAATGCCATTCCTTATAATTATATTACTAATAGAATAGAAAAAGCAACGGCACTTTATGAGTACGCTCTTAAACAAGGTCAAAAAGAACAACTTGCTCAATTAGAGGGGGACTTAGAAAACTTACAAGAAGAACTAGTAGATTATTATAAATATATTAATAATATAGATAAAGAAACTTCAGTTACTGCTGCTGAAATCTTAGATAAAATTTTCACTGACGAGATACGGGTAGTTGGTATTAATAGAATATTACGAGAGCCCCTAAAAGATACAGTAACAGTAGAACAACCTAGTCGTTACCAAAGCATATTGGCAAAATTAATTAAATCTATATAAAAAAGAAAAGGACAGTAATTATACTGTCCTTTTTTCATTAAAACAACTTGGTAACTTTTGCTGCGTCAGCAGAATATTTACCTAACAATATCGCTTCTGCAATATCGTCTACAACCTTAACGCCATACATATCCATAACTTTATCTATTGCTTGAGCCTTTTCCGCAATTCGATCACCCTTAATCATAAAATGAGACCTCCAAGTGGCGCTAGGAACAACCTCACAAGTGATTCCGCACTCTCTAATAGCAACCATAGAACTGCCTCTCAACATAGATAAGGTCTTAAAGATAGTAACATTTTTCTGCAATTGTATATCTTCCAATACAATTAAATCAGCTTGCCAACCCTTAATTACTACATCTCGTATGTAGTTACGATTTGCAAGCAGTCTATCAATTAGTTCGCCTTCGAACTCTTTCAATTCATAATGTACTAATTTACCATTGTCAAATACTGCCACGCCTGCATGTTTGGTTGCATTATCAATGGCAACAATACGCTTGCCATTTTTCTTTGGTGGTTCTTTATGAAACACAAGCGTGCCTAAACTTTTCTTACCCTCGCATATGGGACAATAAAATCTATCGTCTCGCGCAGTACGAAAGTCTGCACAAATTTTATGTCCAACAGAACACTCTAATTGTAGTACAGTATCTAAAGTTTTATACTCTTGTATATTAGTGCATTTAAAACCTTTTTGCGTCAAAGTTTCAAGAACAGAGTTTCTTGAAATACTCATTGTTTTCCTCTTTTATCTAATTCTTGTTCTATTGCCGCACACATAAGAACAAAATCTGGATTAAAAATCATTTTACTCATTTCTACGCGACATTGTTCGTACATGTTTTCCAATTCTTCTGTGCTAAAAGCAGATAAGTCTTTATTCATTTTATTCACCTCTTAAAATCCCAAATTTGCACGATTGGGAGTTTCACATTCTAACATTTTTTGATAAATTTTAATTAAGGCTCTTACATCTGATAATGCTGAATGCGCTTCATAGTTAATTCCAAAATGCGCACCAATGGTTGTCTGTTTAAGATTTTCGGTATTAAGCAAACCTTTCTTCTTCAATTGTCTTGCATAGGATAAGGTATCTACAATTGGCACAGTTTCACCCTTCCAAGTTAAATGATATTTATCACACTTAGCTTTTATAAATTGTAAATCAAAAGCTTTGCAATTATGACCTATAATTTGTTCTGCACTATGGTTATCATACCAATCACAAAAGTCTAATAACATATCCCACTCTGGCCCACAATTAGCTACCTGTTCATTAGTAATACCGGTTAGTTCGGTAATATTAGCGGGAATGCCTTTAATCGGTCTTGCATACATATGGAAACTATCTATCATTTCTTTCTTTTGATCATCATATAAAACTGCCGCAAGTTCTATAATTTCATTCCAATCTCTGCTAAAACCTGTCGTTTCTATATCTAAAAATAATTGCTTCATAAATTCTCCTATATTAATGAAAATGCGTATTTGTCTATTATATTGAAGTCTATACAAGAACAGTCAATGCTATTATTGCCCCATTGTACGCTCATTTGTGGCAATAGTTCTCTCCATTCATTAAAACACAATAAGTTAATTAAAAACTTCGTTTTTTGCGTACCCCAATATTTTGGCTCATTTATAATATGAAACCATCTAGTGCCTTTTGAAGCAGAAGCAAAAAATACCATTTCCTCAATAAAACTGTTTTCAAATCCTTTTTCACACCAAGAACGCAACCATTGAAATGTAATACGCTCCAAATGTTCTATTGGCGGCAAAAAGCATTTAATTTTATTTTGTTTAAATATGGCAAAAACTTTAATAAGTCGTTTTAAACTTTCCAATTCTACTTCGCCCTGTTCTATAGCGCGAATTGGGATTGCACCAATGTTGCTTTTTGTATGTTTACGAAAATCATTTAAAAATGACACAATTTTTTGTGCTGATTGTTCGTCGCTACCAATATCATTTCTCCACTTAAATTTTGTACCTTTTGAGAAATGTAATCTAAAAAATTTTTCTTGAACACTTCTGTTGTCGATTAAAAATTTAATGGAAATTGGTGCTAAAAAAACAATATTTTTTTCGCCTTTTAATTCTTCAAAACACTGTTCAATTTCTTCTGGTTTTTGCCGCCATAAAGTAGTATCAGTAACTATAGTACGCTTTACACCCTTTTTTGTATTTTTCCAAGATTGTCGCTTTTGTATTTTTTCGCCGCAATCAGTATAAAAAGTTACAAAATTAGCTTTTATATATGAGTTACTTTTTTCATCTGTTACATCATAAAGCAAATAATCAGGGCGACATCCCATAACTACCGTACCCAACTTTTTAGCACCACATAACTCAAATCTTTTTCCAAATAATACTGTGCGTTCATCATTTAAAATTTTTGAACTCATCGTGGGAGTGCTGTCCGATTCACCGAATACATACAATCTATCATATGTCATGGTTAGCTCAGACATATCTCCTACAAAATATACAGTGTCTTTGCGCTGCTTGTGAAATGACGACAGCTTCATACAATCTACATTTGGTAATTCGCTTTTATCAAATATCCAATCTAAATCTAAAATTAAAACTATCATCATTCTTCCGCCTTGCGCATAAGATAATCTAATGAACCATCTTCTTGTAATACAATTTTTAATATTGGATCAAAACCAGTGCTTCTATAAGTTTTAGGCATAAAAGTGTCACCTTTTAAAATGCCTGTAACAGCCAAAAAAGTGCCCTTATCAAAGAAACTATTTTCTAACACTGTCTTATTTCCTTCTTCATCTGTTTCAGAAAGAGTGTGCGCATATCGAGCAAATTGTTGCTTAAATACCTTAACATTAATTACTCCGTCTGGACACGACAAAGTAAATGTACCTTTAGTGGTATCTTTATCAATAACCGCGCCAATAATGGTTCTCAATCTATATTTAGGCACTTGCTTACCTTTGATTGTCCAAAAGCCATCAAACTCGTTCTCAACCAAGTCTTTTACTCCAGAAATTTCAATAGGCAATTCTACCTTAGTTAGTGGATGTCCGCTATAATAGAAACTCATAGAATCAAGCTCCCATTTTAACTCATCGCCGCTAGCATACTTATTCCACTCAGCCGCGAACAACTGTTCATTTAAGTTATTCAATAGAACATCATGATTGCTTTTTATAAAAGCGCGAACTTTATTCATTTCACTTTCATATATGCTGTCCCAAGTAGTTTTAGAAATTGTATTTACAATCATGCCATCTGTATTGGTCATTTGTTTTACAAAAGTCATTGGATAGTTATTTTCCATATAAAAATCCATCGCAACTGAGTCCAAAATATAACTGCTTGCTAACTTTTGTTTGCGAATATATTTGGTAAAATTATATACTCTAATTTGATAACTATATTCTTGCGGAATAAGGTTATGTGCAATTAACATAGCAAAATTCTGTAATGTCAAACGACTTTTTGGCTCACAAGTTTTATGCAAATAATCAGATAAGATTTCTGCTCTTGCTTTATTTTCTATATGGTTAAATGCACCAGCCTTAATTAAATTAACAACCCTATCTTTACTAATTTGTTTCTTACCATCTTCATCAACCATTCTTTCACAAAAGTCTTCCAAAGACGTGAAAGGTCTTTTGGCTAATATTGCTTGAATAATTGGCTCTCCAACGCGAGAAATTCCTCTCAACCCAAACATTACGCTATTGTCTTGTTCATTTGGTGTAAAACCAAATCGTGCGCTGTTAATGTCTGGCAGAGCAACTTCAGTAAATTCCTGTAATTTAATAATGGCACTTGCCATTTTACCGTATTGAACCTTATTTTGTTCACGCTTATCTTCTTCTTCTGTTGCCGTTACAATATTCTGCTCATTTAAGTTATAAAAATCTTCTGCATTAATTGCGCCTGCATCTGTAGAAAGACAAGCAGTTTTCCAATAAATATCAGGATAAAAATAACACAAATTCATTTCCTGAATTGCTATATATGAATATGCAGTTGTGTGAATGTCACTGAATGAATAACCAGCCTGCGTCATAATTTGTACATTCCATACATAATCCAATAACTCAAGTCTGGTTCCTCTTTCCAATCCTTTTTGATAGAAAAGATTTTTACCTTTTTCAAGCAAATCTCTCTTTTTCTTTGCTACTGCCTTACGAAGAATGTTCGCTTCACCAATAGTAAAGCCCGCAATCTTGTCATCCATAGCCAACTTCATCATTGACTCCTGCGACGCCGCAACACCATAAACGGGAAGCAAATGTGATTCAAGAATTTGAATTTCTACATCGTTTAAGTTTGCTTCGCGCATTTTTCTATACCAAATATTAATGTCTGCCTTATGTTTTGCGTATATCTCCAAAGGTAACTCACCACCATCTTGAGCCATAAGTCTCATGACAGAGTTTCCTGTTAACAACTCGAGTAAACTATGCGGCTGAATAAGATTAACTGCCTGTCCTCCCTGTGCCGTATCAAACTGGAACGTACTAGGAATTTCTTTGTTACACAAGCTATCCCACATACCTTTATCAGTATAATTGATAGCATCAGGTGAAATATATTTAGTATATGTTTTTCGCAAGTCTCCTTGCCATTCTATATGCTTATCTTCAAGCAACCAGTTCATACATACATGTATTTTATCCAGTGCTTGTACAGTAAGATAGTCATATTTAACTCCACCTAACTGCTCGGTATCTTCCAGGTCATACGCGGTTACCAGAATGCCTTTGCTGGTTTTCATCGCTGCGTTATTTTTCCAAATAGGTTGGTTAAGAGCTAATACACCAGAAGCATGACAACCTAATCTAGTTATCATGCCCTCAATGGCACTTGCTACTTTCCACAACATAGGATATTTATCCATTTCTGCTTTAAATGCGGGGATAGCGCGATGGTCATCGTCTCCAAGATAACATTGTTTCAATGTCCAGTCAAAACCACGTTCATTTGGTATCATAGAACTAAAATATGAAACCACATCATCATCTATACCCAAACCTCTTGCCGCGGTTTTAATAGCAGACTTACTACCTTCTGTTCCGTATGTACATACGTGTATCATATCTCCACCAAGAGACTGGAAATAATCTCTTACCTTATTAAATACAGCAACTCGCTTATCGGCTTCTGTATCTATATCAATATCAGGAAGACCAGGTCTCTCTGCGTGTAGGAAGCGCCAGAATGGGAGTTCTACTGGTTGAGTAAGAGGATTAATCTGTGTAATACCCAGTAAATATGCAATCAAACTACTACCTGCGGAACCACGAGCCGGACCAACAAGTGTACCAGCTTCTTCCCACATAATGTCAATCATCTTTGCCATTGTGATGAAATAGTCGCTCATACTTTGTTCAAGTTGCTTGCTAATTTTATATAATTGTTCACATTCGTAGTTTAACTCTACAATATATTTTTCTTGATTTGGTAGGTCTTTAATTTTGTGCCAACCTTGAGAAACAAGATAAAGCATATAAACATCTGCGGGATTAACTTCCGTAAACATTTTAAGAATATAATCTACATCAGAAGTGATGGTTTGTGCCCATTCTATAAAAGAATTAACTGCCAATACAGATTCTGAATTATTTTCATATTTAATTTTAGGTATAATTGAGTTTTGTTTTAAATTATATCCTTGCACTCTTTCGCAAATAGAAAGTGTATTTGCCGCCATTTGCATAAATTCGTCATGCATATTAGCATTATCAAAATATTCTTGTATTTCTTTAAATCCCATCATATAAGCGGAGGCATAGAAACTGTCTACTTCTCTGTCACCACTGCTTTTAGAATTTAAGAATACTTTATGAATTGCTGCATCATCTTTTTTCAAATAGTGCGAGTCTGTTGTGCAAATAAAATTATATCTATCCCAATATGTCGCAGCCATATATTTATTATACATCAACTGGTCAGATTGTTTGGAGGGTTGTAGTTCAATAAAAAAGTTCTCTTTACCAAACAGCTCTTCCATCATACCAAGATGTCTTTCAATTGCTTCATATTCTCTGAGCGCATATTTCGAGCCACAATATCCACCAAGACAAGCAGTTGTTGCTATAACATGCCCCGGGTTTGCGCCAATAATATCAAACAAGTCTTCACTATAAGTTGGCGTTCTCATAATTGCTTTCATATAAGAACGAGACCAAGCGCGTGTACTTAATTCTCTAATTTGCTCGTGACCAATATCATCAAGAGCGATTAGAATAAGATGATAAAATTTTTCGCCTTTTTGATGAGTCTCTGCAGTCAAGTCACTGCGACAAAGATAAATCTCATTTCCAAGAATAAGTTTAAAATTATTTCTTACTTCTTCTGGCAGGCTGTTGTAATAATTCCATGCACGAACATGGCCGCCAACAGAGTCGTGGTCTGTTATAGCCACTCCTGCCAATCCTAAATCCACGGCATATTGGATTAAATCTTCAATTTTGTTTATGCTATCTATTAACTTCAGATTGGAGATCTCTGAATGATTATGCAAGCTTGCATATGTATTAATATTCATAAAACTCTCCTTTTATTATTTTCTATTAATATTATAACACAAAATTCACAAAAAATCAAATTTTTGTCGCAATTGCCCGCACAAAAGCAATCAATTCCGTGAAAGTGTAGTTCATATCATCGAACTCGGAAATATTTCCAAGCATCAATGCATAATCTTCCGCGCTATTGCTATTTGCAATTAAATCCTTAGTAATCTTATCAATATAATTATAAGCATCGCCAATTTCTTTGTTGTTAAAGCCCTTTTGCGCAACTGTTGCTTGAAGAACAATAGCAGCATTAGAGAAAAACTTATTGAACATAGACTGTGAAGGCTTGCTCTTTATTGTTTTCCACAAAATTGATGCCAATAAAAAGTTCCCATAACAAATTTGTTTTGAAATATTAACTTTGTTTAAATCTATTTTAAAACTAGTGTTTTTATATTTATACCAAGTATCCATTAAAATAATCCTCCAGTATTAGCTATTGGTTCAACTTCTATATCAGTAATTTTTACTTGAGAGGTAGTCGCTCCATTATATGTATTAAGAGCAGGCTTACCTATAACAGTAACTATAAAATTAGATGCGCTTTGTAATTTTTTTGCCAGTTCAGCGTCTTTAAATTTTACAAATGGAATGTTTTTAATTGTAATTCTAATGCTACTTGCATCTTTTCCCATAATACGAATATCATTTTTATTGACTCTGGCGCGAACTGCTATTTGCGGTTGTGGTATGCTATTGCCATATATGGCTTTTCCCTGAGCAAATTCGTATATCAATAATGGGTTTATATTATTCTCAAATATAGCGTCTACCATAATCGCATTGTTGGAAAAATCAATATGTGACATTTTTTCATTACAAGTTTCAATAAAATGTTCAAACTCTTCCGCCTTAATAGAGGCACCGAACGCGCATGAATGTCCTTGAGCGTATACGCTTTCTTCTTGGTCGCGTACAAACTGCAAAAATGAAGGAAGTTGCTCATAACTATAACTTCTTCCGCTTCCTGCAAAAGTTTTATTGCCTTCTGCGTCGATAACCGGTCTTAATACTAGTGATGGCTTACCATATAGTCTTAACAATTCCATAGCCACAAGTCCGGTAATGGTTTTTGGAACAACTACCTCGTCATCATCTGATACAACAACAGCAATAATTTGGTTATTATTTAAACCATTTTCTTCCACACGCTTCTGAAGAAACTCCAAGCATTTCATCTTTAGCCTGTTTTGTTCGTTCTTTACATTATAGGCTATACGAGCAGAACGATGATAAAAGTCTTCCATCGTAGTGGTGCCGCGCCATTCGTGCGGATAAAATTCAGTATGTTTTGTTTCAATAAAACCACGGAACAGAAGTTCTTTCTCTTCCATTGTTCCCATCCTAATCGTACCATTAATCAGGGGTGCAATATAAAATGCAACATCAATTTTGGTAGGAATATCACCTTCAATAGAATACGCTTGCTTATCTAAAAGTGCCTTAAACATTGGATTAACCACATTGTTTAATCCTCTGTAGATAATATAATTATTATCTAATGTTCTGCTATCCATACAGTCTGCAATAATTCCCAAAGCTGCTAGATCATACAGTTCATTAGCACCATGCCAATTATATACTTTATCATATAGTTGTACAATTTTAAATGTCACTCCAGCACCACTTAAGGCCTTATTGGAAAATAAATCAGACGTCTGATTATTAACCACAGTTATATACTCCATGCCTACGGGAATAGGCTTCTCTACTTGGTGGTGATCCATAATAAATACATATTTACCCTGCGCATTTAGAACTTCCATTTCATGTAACTGATTGCTACCTGCATCTGGTACTATAATAACTTCCCTATCTTCTGGTATTTTATCCAATTCTATACCATGCTGCTTCTCTTCGTGTAACATCCATTGTATGTCCGCATCCGGAAACAGCTTTTTAAAATAATTATAAAATATTGCAGAGGATGTAAAACCGTCAGTGTCGCAGTCTACAATTAAAAAGAATTTCTTATTTTCAGTAAATAATTTATTTAACCAAGCTACTGTATGTAAAGCATTTTCTAAAAGTTCCCCATCAAGTTCATTTGATCTATTTGGAACTTTCATAAATTCTTCTACTGCTTCTATACCCAATGAGCGCAAATAATCAGCCAAAGGCGCAGTAGAATTACTATCAATTGCATTAGGATTTAATTTAAAATTTAACATAATATCTACTCTCCAATAACTTATTAAAAATTTCTTTGCCACAATCAATAGGCGAAGCTTTATATGGTAACAAATGTGACCAATCCATAAGAACGCTCGTACTAAAAAATGGCGCTAAAGTTTTTGCAATCTTTTTATATTCTTCAAATTTATTTTTTGTTTCTTTTTCTGTCCGATAATCCGCGTCATAAGCCAAAATAACTTCCTCTGCCCCAGCATTTTTTAATAAAAGTATATGCTGATTAGAAATATTTTTACCAAGTGTCGCTACGCTATTATTGTTTTTTCCAAAATAGCTGTCCATCATCAACACGGACTTTTCTGACTCAAATATAACAGCAGTTTTAGTGTTTTTAATTGCGTTTATGGTTTGATTTAAACCGAATAATATTTGCGAACTTGGCGCGGATAAAATTTTATTTCCAAATGTAATTGGCTTATATTTAACATTTTCTTCTTCTGCCAAATATCTACCTCTTACACTAATTAACTTTCCTTTGTCGTCAAAAATTGGTATTGTAATACAGTTTGCAATCGGGTCATATCCTATACTATATTTTTTCATAGTTGATAGAGTAATACCCTCCATTTCCCATATGGACAAAACATCAGTATTAAAAATAGATGCCTTTAACACCGACTCATCAATGGGCGGCAAATCCATAGTTTTATAAATAGACTTTGTAAACTGATACATATAATCAACTGCTTTTTGATATTCAGTATCATTACTCATATCTTGAACACTACGAGGATTAATTCCCGCAATATCCAATGCCTGCCATAAAACAATATCTTTGCCGCGCAACTTTTCAATTTTGATAATTAATTCAAAAATATCAAAACTAGCATTACATTCTGTATAACAGTGAAATAAGCACGAATCCATATAGTAATACAATTTAGCTGAGCCGCCGACTGCATTGTGACAACAAGTAGGGAAAATAATAGCGCTTTCAGTTTGCATTACTGGATAAACATTATACTTGGACAATATTTGCATAATATTGTCCGCAGATAGAGATTGTCTAATTTCAGTTAATGTCATAAGCACTCATTTCCTCTTCTGTTGTTGCATATTTTAAGATTGGCAAATCTCCCAATCCGCTGTAATCTTGATGTGTTGCTATAATATCTTGGCTACGACATGTACCATAATCAAAATATCTAAATATTTTTATATTGCACATCTTGCCGCGACGATTTTTATAAATATCCATAACTACATTAGGTTTTTGATAATGCATGGTTGTCAATACATCAGCAATATTTTCCAACTCTTCTGGAGTGGCTAATACACCAATAATACCAACGTCTATCTTATCCGCCAATGCCTTAGCACCACGTAAAAGATTTGCATTTCGTACTGTTGTTTTCTGCCATTCTCCGTTCAGCTGAGAGCCAGTCATTATAAATATATTATATTCTGCCGCAATTTCTTTTAAAGTATTTGATAACATCATCAACGCTACATCTTCTCTAACACTAGGAAATTCAGCCATAAGAGAGGGTGAAGTAAATATATAGTCATAAAATACATATTGTACATCTTGTTCAATTATATAGTTTGTTATCATACGCTTTAATTTAGCTACACCAGGATCTGTAACAATTTCAATTATAAAATTGTCTTGATACTTCTCCATAATATTAACGGCTATATTGAGCAATCTTTTTTCTTCTGGTGAACAAGTGTTCAACAAAATATGCTCTTCATTTACGCCACTAATCCAAGCTAAAATAAGAGTTTGTATTTCATCTTTTTGCATTTCTGTTGCAATAAACAACACTTTGCTTAAATCTGGGCGTGATAATATTTTTCCTCTTTCAATTTTAGGAAAAGCTATAGGACAAGCATTACCTACCATACATCTCGTCTTACCAAATCCAGAAGGAGCAGAATACATATACATCTTACCTTTACGACATCCTCTGGTTGTATAATTTAATATATCTCCTTCAATAGGAATACCAACTTCAGGGATATTCTTCAATTCTTCTAGAAGTTCTCTGACTCCTACGGATGCGGCACTACCAGTTACCTCTTGCGATTTATAGTTATTATTTTCAACTATTTGTAACTTATTCTTTACTTTTTGTATAATTTCTGGAATTGTAGTGTGGTTTAATTTTTCAAAACTTTCCGCACGAGAAAGTGCATCATCTTTAATAAAATCATCAATAGAAAAACCATTTTCCTGCAAATCTCTTAAAGTAGATAGCTTTTTCAACCACATATAATTTGCTTCAAAATTAGATTCATTCCAATTTGCAGCATTTTCATATACCATATTTAATAGCATTTCACCATTTGCACTTTTGAATACTTCAAATTGAACTTCAGTGCGCTGTAAATATGTAATAAAAGATACTGGGTCTACTTCAGTAACACCCTCATATGCCATATTATATAAACAAGAGAAAATGATTTTAAAAATTCTATGTGGAAAATCACGGACTGTGAGTATATATCTATCCGTTTCCAACAATAAACTTGGTTTGCGCATAATGCAACCACATACATACATGGCTGCCTCTGTGCTAAATAAATCTTCATTTTTAATTATACTCATTAGTCCTTAAACTCCATTATAAACTTGAAATATCTATGCCTTTTTTTCTTACTTTCTTTTTTATATCACCAACGCCGCAATAAATTGTCTGCGAACTGTTGTTTGCGGCTAAAATGATTTCTTGTTGTCTTTGAGCTTGCTTTTCTTTTTCTTGTCTTAACTTTTCAAAAAAGTTCTGCGCTTCTATATATACGGTTTTTACAATTCCAATTCCATATTGTTGATATGATGCTCTAAAATTAAAACCTTTAGCATCTATCAAATAACAAAGAGCACGGGCTATGCCTTTGTAGGTAAACCCGCGCTCAGTAAAATCTCTTATTTGTCGTTTAATTTGAAATGGAAGCTCCGTAATATCAAGCAAATCTTTAATCAATTGTTCAAGCTCTGCTCTTGAATACGGTTTTTCACACACTATAACGCTCCTTTATTTCCTCAAGAGAGGTACAAGCAACTTGTAGGGTTTCTATCATTGCGGGTGATTCTTCCACCTGACTGACGGGCACTCCCTTAAACATATTAGATAGCAATGTGGTTGTATCATTTTCAGCTGAAATATTTCCACAACCCAGCAAATCTTGTGCCAAACTAATTACTTTTGCTTTTAATTCTGCAAAATTAACCGCTTCTTTAACATAAGGATTTATTTCTACATAGTTTTCAGGACGTGCCAAATTCTCCATTTCGTACTGCTTTGCCACCGCATTTTCTAGTTCGGCACACAAATTTTCATATGTAAACTCAAATTTGGGTGAGAAATAACGGCTACGCGTTTTTGTATCAATTTGAACCAAGTTGGTGTAAGCATATACTGTAGGCTCATTTGTTTCTGGTTTTATTTCTTTGTGCAAATAAAACACAAAGTCTGACATCTGTTTTATGATAATTTCTGGTCGTCTATCTGTATCAATTTTTGTTTGGATATATTTCTGTTTTGTTGTAGAATCTTCCTTTTCCACCTCATCTGAATGAGCAAGAAGAATTACACCATAACCTTTTTGTGCAATAGAATAGATAGTGGTTTCAAATTCATCACGAATTTTCTTCCAACCAATACCATACTTACCTGCTTCTGTGGGATCACTAACTCCCATCTGGTTACACATATACTTGTAACAAGCTTGATAACACTTACCGGCAGTATCAATAATAACGGTAGAAAATCTATCTTTATTCTTTTGTAAATCTAACTGCTTTGTAACACTCTTAAAATCATTCCAGTTCTGTACTGGAAGAGCATTAGCGCCATTAATAAACTTATATCCAATATCATAAGCGATAAGCAAATGGTTGGGGAAGGCACAAGCTACAGAAGTCTTTCTTGTGCCCATCTCTCCATAAAACAACCAAATTTTACTCACAGGGTCGGCAGTAACCACATTAGGTTTTACATCATCAAGATTGATTGCCATACCCGTTCACCTCTTATATAAGAGAAGCTGTTGCGCTACGAGTAATAGCGCCCATAGCGGCTGCTGCAGCATTCATAGTAGGAACAGATGCAGTTTCAGTTGCTGCATTTCTTGCCTTTTCTACTCTCTCTGCGTCTGCCTGCTTATATGCGGCAACGAGCTTCTTAATCATCTCTTCACTATATGCATTTTCATCATCTTCTGCGAGAGGATTGGTGCCAGACTGAATAGTATAAGTCTTCTCAGTCTTAACAAAAGTCTTTACAAGGGGTTCACCAAAATCTGCGGGAACAGTTTTGGTCTCTACTGAAGTAATAGAACCAAGTGTTCCAGAAAATTCTACGGTTGATTTAGTAAGATAATTAGCTTCGATAACACGAGCTTTATCTACATCATTCTTATTCACATCGAAACGAATAACAAACAGACCGGTATCATTGTAATTTGCCTGAGCAACCTCGATGCGGTAGCCGAGAAGATTGTCTTCCTTATCCTTACGCTCATAAATAGGCCTGGTTACAAAACCAGAGAACTCAAATGTTGCCTTATCTTCTGTGTCAGTATTGTAAGCAAGGTTAATAAACTTGCCATTAATCTGATTGAAATGTCTTACATCTCCAGAGCTTTCATCTACTATGCTGCCCTCACCAAGAGAGCCAGTTACACGAACTCTCTTATTAAGCATACTCTCGAGAGTAGTGTAAGACTTAAACAATTTATTGTCTGTTCCATTCTTGGTCTTTTCATACGCAAAAATAGAAACATCAATAATATTTTCTACGCCATTATCGTTTACCTTAACAGAAACCTTTCCGCTAATGTACTTTTTGTTTTCGCTAGAAATACGAACATCAGTCTTTACTTCTACAACTTCACCGATAATAAATACATCATTCTTCTTAATCATTTGTTTTTCTCCATTAAATATTAAAATCTTGTAATGTTCATATTCTTACCCATTTTGAAAATAAAAGGCGCTAAGCCCGTAGCGCCAATTCTTATCAATACAAGTTAGTTAGTTAATTTGTTGTAGCTTACAGCTTAAATTAAGCCTCGTAAGCGCGACCTGCATCAGTAATGAAGTAGGTAGTATAGGGCTTAACACCAGAACCAGCCTTGTTAGAGAATTCCTTCTCTCTCTGACCCTTACCAACAAGCTCTCTCTTTACAAGAGAATTAAGGGTACCCTGAATACCAACAGGGCTCATACCACAAGCCTCTGCAATCTCGTTACCAAAGTAACCAACTTCTCCATTGTCATTTGCCTTCAAATAAGCAAGAACAACTTTTGCGTTCTCACTAAGGGGTCTCTCTGTAATCTTAATATCTGCCATTTTAAATATTCTCCTTTAATTTTAAAAATTGTTTGTTTATTTTATTTGTTTTATTTCACAGAGAGTGGGCAAATCTCTCGTGTTTTTTCTATAAATATTATATCATAAATTTTAATAAAAGTCAAACTTCCAAAGCTGTCTAATTTTGAAAATCAATTTTCCGTTGTTATGGAAACAGCCGCCACTTCTACTGGTGAATAAGAATAATCATTAACAAGAAAACCAATCATCTTTTCTACATCATCAATAATTACAGCAGACACTTCTGCATGCAAAAGCTCGCTTCCGCATATTACTTCTGCCATTTTACCAAAATAAGTAAGAGATTTTTCTTCAAGACTTTTGCGCTTACTTTCAGATAGACACCAAATTGGCGTATCTGTATCAATAGAAAGTTGAAGGATTTCTTTTGTTTTGCCAGTGCATTGCGGTCGTGCAATAATTTTCATTTTTTTTCTCGCTTTCATCTTTTCTATAAATATTATAACGCATTTTTCTTGAAAAAGCAAATTTTCAAACTTGTCAAATTTCAAATTGCAATAACTGGCGGCGCTTTCTTAATATCGCCCCAAATAAACCAACCATATTCATGTGCATCTGTTCCAGAGCCGGTAAAACTTGGTCGCTTACTTAAGGCCCAAACAGCGTCTGGCGGATACTTATTCCACATTTCATGACGTTTTTGAGAACCTAAAAATCCAAGTCTTTGCAAAATTATAAAAGTTGTTTGCGGCTTTTTATGTTCTAGTATATGCTCTACTATTTCTTGAGAAATAGAAAAAGGAGGGTTGGTTATAATAGTATCAAAAGCGTTGATTTCACTTGGGGTTAAATCTAAAACATCGTGCGTACCATAACAAAGTATATCTCCTCTTTCACACAATTTCTGTAAAAACGGCAAATGACTTTCATCTATATCATAAGCCTGAATTTCACTATCTGGATAATACATACTCATTCTCTCTATTAGAGCGCCATCGCCGGCACAGGGTTCTAAAACCCTGTCACCCAAATTTATATTATATTTTCTTAAATTTTCCAATAATGCATCAATTGCACTTTGAGGCGTTGGATAAAAATCATACGGACTGCGTTTACTTGCCATCTGGTATATCCCCCGAAACAATTAATTCACATAAAGCAACTAATACTATTCCATCGCAGGCAATAGCACCAAAATTAATTTGCTCTATTGCCGCATCTATTTCTTCAACGGTAATGTCATATTTTTTACATAAATTTTCATATCTGTGTTTTACCATATAAATTTTGCATCCTTTGTTGTTTTATTTCCTTGCGCAGATTTGCCTTTAGGAGTGTATTCAGAAGCTCCAAAATGTGTTATTTTAACGCCGTTTTCTATTAGATAAAATTCTTTCTTTGGGATTGTAGTCAGCGCAATCGTATTTTCAGCAATAGCATAACCCAAAGCATTTTTGCCGCTTATGGAATAATCAGAGCAGACAGTAATTTTATACTTTTCATCACTAATACAACCAATATGATCGTTTTCACTTGCTATGCATGCAGATACTACTCCAACAGCCATACCTTTTACTCCAATTGTGTTGCGTCCAGTAGTAGTAAAATCAGAAACTAATATCTTACTTACCTTACCATTGACACCAAGCATCAAAAGATAATCTTCATCGTTTGCTGCTCCAACAAATACTACTGACTCTCCATCACGCAATTTACCAACTACGGGATTGCGTTTAAAACCATTATATTCTGTAATTAGCGACTTCTTTACTGTTCCCTTGTTCGTTACATGAATAATATATTTCTTTTCGTCTGTTCTAAACAAGCCCACACAATCAGTTACATCTGTTGTTTTAAAAGGATTGATATTATATATTTTTCCATCTGCGCCATAGGAGTAAATAGTATCTAAAAGTTTACACATACAACCAGTTTTAAATTTCTTTTTATACCATTCATGAGTTTTGACACTAGCATTAATTTTATCAAAAGGTTCTGTAACAATTACTTCATTTGTATCTGTAATCATTACTACTACATTTTTATTATTGAGCTTTGGTGCTTCTTCTTCTTCCATTGGCGTAATTTTTGTTCTGCGCTCATCTCCAAATTTTCTAGAAACTTCACGCCATCCTTTAATGATTTGCTCATTAAATAATTCTTCACTATTTAAAATTAATAAAATTTGATTAATTGTATAAAGCAATTCAACTTTTTCTTTTTCTAACTTTTCTACTTCCAAATGTGCCAAACGACTCAATTTCATATCCAAAATTGCTTTTGTTTGAGTTTCGGTTAAAATAAATTTTTTCCGCAATAGTTCATTTGCAACGGCAACAGAAGAAGAAGTTTTAATTGTATGAACTACTTCATCTATATTTGCAAGAGCAATAAGTAATCCTTCAACTATGTGAAGTCTATCTTCTGCCTTATTTTTATCATATTCAAAACCGCGACGATATACAACTTTTTCATGATCTATGTGTGATTGAAGAGCTTCTTTCCAAGTAAATAACTTGGGGTATCGACCATTTTCAAGCATAGTCAAATTAATTGCATACCAATATTGGAGAGAAGTGTTTTTATATAAATATTTCAAAATACTTTGAGGATTTGCGCCCTTGTTTAAATATATTTTTATAAGTGGTGTTTTACCAGTTAAATCGTTATATCTATCAATACCGGGATTATGTTCATCTTCAAGTATTGCGTCAAGTTCTGCATTAATAGTATTTGTATAAACGGAATAAGGTATTTCTGTAACAACCAAACAGTTTTCTTTCGCATCGTAGTTAATAACTGAACGCAAAAGGCAAGATTTGCCATTACCATTTTTCAAACTTTCTTTTACTTCTGACGGGTTGAGTAGACAAGCGCCAGTTGCAAAATCAGGCATAACAATAATGTCGTCATCTGGAATATTCGGATTTAGTAATAACTTCTCCAAAGCCGCATTTATTTCTTTAAGATTAAATTGTGGAATGGAGCTGCTCATGCCTATACCTATTCCAAAACTACCATTGCATATATTATAAAATCCTTTTGAAGGTAGCACTCCTGGATATTGCTTAGTATTATCATAGTTATTGCGCCAATCGTCTATGGTATTTTTTTCTATATCTCCAAATATTTCCTCCATAAGTGCCGAAGTACGACTTTCTGTATAACGCATTGCTGCCCAGTTGCCGCTTTTAATTAAAGAACCTGCGTTACCTTTAACATCTGTAAGTGGATAGCGCATAGAAAATGTTTGACCTGCGCGCATGATAATACCCTCACAAGAAGCATCGCCATGTATATAATAATCCGCCATTGCCATACCAACTGCATTTGCAGTTTTCTTGTGGGGTTTATTATGCACAAGTTTTCGTTCATGCATAGAATATAAAATCTGTCGCGCAGAAGGTTTAATACAATCTCTAGAGTCTATGAGCGCTCTTGATTGTAAAACCGCTCCTGCGTATTGATTAAAACTTTGTTCTATAATTGGTTTTAATTCTCCCATCTGTCGCCCAGCTCCCTTTCTACTGTTTTTATAGTGTCTTTTAGTTGTTTATACCATTCAACAAGTTCTTGATTATTTAATTCTCTTAATTCCAAATGTTTTGGCATTAGAATTATATTTTGATTATCTTTATTTTCTTTTATAGCAATTTTACATATATAATGATATAAATTATTTAATTCTTCATAACCCACATTTTTATAATCTTGCGGATTATAATACAAAACAATCATATTTATTTACTCCCTTATCGTACTAAAATCAATATTTTTTACTATATAATTTCTACGCAACTCAGAGTCGTCACCCATTAATTCACTTAATAGTTCTACACCAGCAGTTGAATAAGATAACACTTCCAAGCGTTGTTGGGGAGCAGTAAACATAGATGCCTTTGCTGTTTCAGATGAAAGTTCACCCAAACCTTTAGCACGAGTAACTGTTCCTGTAATTTTACTGCGTACTTTATCAAACTCTTCGTCTGTATAATAATATGACTCTTTAGTGCCATTAGTTACTATATATAGGGGAGAATGTAGCCAACATAATCTTCCTTCTTTGATAAAATCGGGCGCCAAATGATAGAGTGCTGCCATAATAAGTAATGCTATATGACCGCCATCGCTATCAGCGTCCACACAAATTCCTATTTTACCATACCTTAGCTTTTTATTATTGTATGCTCCCGGTATAATATTCATTGCACTTAATAGCAACTTAATTTCTTCATTATCAAAAATATCTTCTTCTTTATTAGCAAGGCAATTTATAATTTTTCCGCGTATCGCAAGTATTCCATACTTTGTGTAATCTCTTGCTTGAGCAATTCCACCCAAAGCCGAGTCACCTTCTACAATAAGAAGAGTACTATTTTCACCTAAAAATTCTGCATCCTTCAATTTGTCGCTCGCAAATACTTTGCGTTTTTGATTTCTTTCTATTTCTTTTGTTGACTCTAAAACTTTCTTTCGAGCATTTTCTGCCGCAACTTCTGCTTTAACAACCTTATTTAATAATTCTACAACTTTATTAAAATCTGCCGCATTTTTTGATGCAAAATCTTTTATTGCATTTGTGATTGCAGTTGAGGCTGCTGTGCGCGCTTCGGGATTTGCAAGAGCTGTTTTAGCCTGATTGGAAAATTGACCCATGCGCACTTTTACAGATACAAAACCATCTAACACATCTCTGATTTGTTCTCCTGTGAATTTTTCACCGCTTAAATTATTAAACACTTTTGTAAGCGATGTTTTAAAACCAGTAATAAATGCGCCTCCATCTGGCATATACAAACCATTTGCATAACCTCTAATTTCGCCTTTTTTGCTTACCCACTGCAAAGCTAACTCTACTTTACAATCATCTGTTTCGTAAAAGTATGAAAACGGTTTGGAAACGGGATTGGGATGATTTAGTCCGTCAACCAAACCATTTTTACACAAGAAAATTTCCTCTTTTCCATCAACTACAAGAATAATCTTCAGTCCTATTGTAAAATAAGAAATTTCTGTTAACATATCGCGCAAAGATTCAATATCTATAAAACAATCTCCATATACTTCTGGATCTGGTTTATATATAATATATGTGCCGGTAGTATTATCACCCTTGGCCTCTATTACTCCTGTAATTGCTTTGGCGCCTTCATTGTCGCTCTCAAAGCGTTGTTTATACACTTTGCCGTCTCGCTTAACAGTAACTTCGAGCCACTTGGCTGTGTGACATACAACCTTATTTCCTTCTCCATTAATACCAACTGCACTAGAATATGCTCCCTCACTATGCTTACCGCCAGAGTGAGGAATCAAAAACGCAGCAGTAAGGGAATTCATGCCATCTTTTCTTATACCTACTGGTATGCCACGCATATTATCTTCTACGCTAATAGTGTGAGTTTTGGTATCCAAAGTTATTTTCAATAACGGATTTTTTGGCTTAAACACTTCATATTCGTCTTGTACATTAACAATTAATTCGCGCAAGCCAAGATTTATTGCTTCTTGTCGATCGGCACTTAGATACATTCCTATTTTTTCTCTAAATGCTCTGCCTGCAGATAAGCTTACTATGTCTTCTGCGCCATAGTTTATATTTTGTTTATCCATGCATATTCTCCAATCTGTTTATTGTTCCTAAAGTTGTTCCGATTTTTGAAATTCGTATCATCTTATCAATTGTCATTTCAATTCTACGCTTTAAATGTTTGTTTTTAGCATTTGTGCCGACCATCCAATAAATTGTTACACTAGGTTTACTCTTACCGCAAGGGTGGTCCGCTAATCTCAAACATGGCGCAGAAGTTGGCAACAACAATCTGAAATACATTGTACCACTGTTTGCTTCAATTTCTTTAAAAGAAATTTTTTTAGTTCGTAAATAACTTCTAATCACAGAAACACAAAATTCTTTTTTGTTTTTCACTGAAAACTCCTTTCTCGGTTCTTTTCTATAATAATTATAACATAAAAAGAGCCAAAAATCAAGTTTTGGCTCAAAATTTTTATTTTTCTTCAGGAAAATCAGGAAAACCTAATTTTTGTCCGCAAGTTCCACAATATCTATCACGCATATTGCAGGTCCGGCCGCATCTACATTGCTTCCAACTATCAAGATAGCCTCTAAATTCATATTGTGTAGGCATAAATGGATCGTGAATGTTCCAAACTTCTACATTCTCTGTATTTATATTACTCGACTGTATTTCCATTTTCTGATACCTGCTCGGTTAAAGCATAATATAAATTGACATCATCGTTAATTAAATCTTTAATTAAATCTGCAGTAGTGCATGCTACTTTTCTACATCTTATGTCTACGTCTTCTCTATTATTACAAATACATATAATATCTAGCAATCTATTTGTTACTGCTTTTTTATACATTTCAATAGTCATATTATGCCTCCGTACGTATTCTAATAAGACGAGGATGTCTTAAACTACCACTGTCTTTATCTATTTCCATAGCACTAACAGTAGCAACAAGACTTCCTTCATCAAGTAATTTCTTTGCCTCTTCTGTTGCCAACCACTCTCTATCTTCATCTGTCAGACCGCTAGTTACTCGTACTAAAGTTCCTTGATTATTTACTATAACTCCATTATACCAGTCCATCCAGTAAGGTTTAGTTACTGGCTCCCATTTTATCACATCAATAGTAGAGTCCGGACTACCCAAACTTCTAACTTCTGTTTCGTCTGATTTGGTGCCAACCCAATATTTCCAAATGCTGGCATCTTCTCCGCAATAAGCCTTATTTGGTGCTATAAAGCTAACAATAGGAAGTTCAAGTTCTTCTACAATTTTTTTAACTTTAAGTGTGTCCCAAGCAGTTCTGGCACCGGGTTTATATTTTGCGTCTTTACGATGTATAACAATACCCTCTCCGCCCGCTGCAAGTATTTCTTGTAAAAATTCTTCAAAATCTCCACATTCTACTGCATCTGTCATAGACATATAATATCCAAAATCCACTACTGCATCGCGTGCATTTGCAAATCTTTCCCAATATGGTTTTTCCATTAAATCTATACCGGCAAAAGCAAGACAATCAAAAACTTTAAATACTAACTTTATATCTTTTTGGCGCGCAACTGCTTTATCAGGCTTACAACGAAGTATGCTACCCACATCTTTGCTTGTTTTAGTAATATCTTCAAAACAAAGTTCTCCGATTAATACTGTTTCGCAAGGATAAGAATGCATTTCATCTATTATATGAGGAATGTGTTCCGTTTTATCACCGTATTCACCAGTTACCTTACTTATGCTTCTGCTTTGTGCTTTTATATTTCCTTCTGCATCTTTAATTATTCTGCACCATTCACCGTCATTTTTTCTGGTTGCAATATATGCCTTACCTTCATTCGTAAGCATCGCTTGTGCTTTTGCTTTGGAAAAATCTCCACCGCAATCATAATATTTCATTGGTGTCATTGTGTAAAATTTTTCGAAATTATTTATCATTATTTATTTCCGTACCTTTCTGTTAAAGATTGTAATACTTTATCATCAACCAAATCAAGTTTGTGAATAATATAATCTAATTTGTTTTCAATTTCTTGCATATGATGATTACTATTTTCTATTTGGGTTATTTGCATAATGAAAGAAATAATAGAAAGAAAATCTAAAAATTCTAAATTATTATACATTTGCTCTCTTCTCTTCTCTTCTAAAAATATTATAACATATTTTTAGGTATTTGTCAAGTTTTTATGCTTATTTTTATAAAATTGACATTCTTGATTGATTGGATAACCTCCAAGATCGCTCCAAGGGCATTTCGTTTGTGTCATTGGACAAATTTCATGTAACCAATATTCACACCAATCTGCCCATCTTATTTCTTGATTTTCATCATTCTTTTGTTTCATTTTTACCTCGAATACTTTTTAAACCCTTATAGTTGTGGTTTAAAATTTCATAATGCTTAACATGATGATAACGACCATCAGACATTAGCCACTGCTCTTTACTAATTCCGTACATTTTGCCACCTAAAATTCCAATATATTTATCATAAACTCGTGCAGAAGGATTATCTAAAGCAGAGCTAAATGATAGTTTATGAAAATGGTATTTATTAAAAATATCGTCTATTGCTTGCAAAAGGTCTTTAATAAACAAAGGATTATTTTCAAATCCGACAATTGTCAGTCCATTAACATTTCTACTGCTGCGAATTGTATGATATTGAATAAAACCTAAAATTTTATCTTTGTGTATAGAGACTAATTGAATGTAATTCCATCCGTTTACATCTATAGTCCATTCTTCTGCAAAACCATCTGCATAAACCCATTTATATTTCTCATCATACCAAGTTTCGTGTAATTTTTGTAAAACTTCTTCTTTATATAAAATTGCAGGCTGTAACATTTTTCTTTCCTTTCTCTTTAAAAACCTTTAAAATAATCGTCTGCTAAACCCAGATCTATTGCTTCATTTGCAGAAATATACCAATCTTCTCTTTGGCTTAATTTATTTGCCAAAATTTCTAGTGGAACTTTGGAATTATTAACCACAACAGTACATATCATAGCTTGTATTCGATTTAATTCTCCCACTTTATCTCTAATTGTTTCTAATTTATCCGCAACTGCGCTAGAAACATCGTGAAACATTAATGTTGCATAATCTCCAACATATCTTTTGTGTCCAACACTGTAAATTAACATTCCCATACTCATAGCTGACCCTAAAGCAATTGTATGAATTGGAGTTCTACTATTTCTAATAGCATCTATTAATGCAAAACCATCATAAACACTTCCACCGGGCGAGTTTATAAATAATTTAATTGGTTCGCGTGATAAAATAGGAAGATTATTAAGAGCAGCATGCTCTTCTTTCTGCTTATCCTCATGATTTATTTGAATTATATCATATATTATACTTTGAACAGTATAACTGTTAATATCACCATTTAAAAATAATTGTCTATTCATTTCTCTTCCTCTTTTTCATCAGTCAGTATGGCTCCGCCGCCAATAAGTGCTAACAAGGCAAGAATAATTAAAACTATTATTCCAAAACTGTCATTTATCCACCAAGCAAGATATACTGCACCGATAGATAAAAATGCAGTCAACGCCACACCAACTAATACAAAATACACTTTAATTGCGTTCCAAAAATCTTCCCAAACAAACATTATAAGTTGATACCTTTAACAATAGAAAATTTTTTCATATAAACTCTCACCTCATCTTATATAAAAATTATAACATAAAATAAATAAAAAATCAAGCCAAAGCTTATGTCAAACTCTGGCTTGTTAAATTTTAAAAAAGTGTATTTTTAGTTTGCGGAATAACAGTATCTAAATTCATAGTTGATAGTATTGCAACAAAAACATCAAAGTTAATTACACATAACTCATTCTTTGCTCTTGTCATTCCAACATATGCGACATTAAGCTCTTCCTCATTATTAACAAATATATCACACAAAATTACATTATCATATTCCAAACCTTTTGCTTGGTGTACTGTACTGCAATTTTGGATACCTATTGCTTGTAGTTTGCGCACCTGCTTGTTTGTTCGGCACAAAACCATAGTACCAGGCATTGTAAGCAATCTTTTAATTATAACTAAAGGATCTTCCGATTCTGCATTTCCAGTAGTAATACAGTATTTCTTTTCATCAACAAAATAAACAATACCACCTTTGCCGCGACTGCATATTACAGGGCTAGTTTTAAGTTCTCGTAGTGTAGTGATATATTGATCGCCTTCACAGCTATCTCTAAAACTATCTGCTACATCCATTATGGATTGTTTAGAACGATAATTAGTATTTAAATAATAGGTTTTAAAATTTGATGCGGCGAGTCTTTCAAAAATATCTTCAAGAGCATTATTAAAACCATAAATTGCTTGACGAAAATCTCCAATAA